TCAGAGCGTCGTCACGTCATCCGGCTTGCGCTTGCCGCGACCACGAGACTGCGTGAGCACCATCGAGTCCAGCGCCTCTTCTGCCTGAGCAGCCCGCGCCTTCAACTCGGCTGCGGCATCGGCCTTCGTGAAGGTTCCGCCAAGCCAGGCCGTCAGGTCGGCCGCCAGCTCCCCCGCTGACTGGTAGCGCTCGCGGGGGGAGACCCGAAGAAGCCGGTTCAGCGTCACCCGTAGCCCCTGGGGAAGACCCTCGGTCATCGCGTCTACGTCCGCAACCGTCAGCGTCGCCGCGCGCCAAATTGCGTCGGCCACCAACGGCGGCGCCCCTGCGAGCGTGGCCCGCTTGATTGCCCGAGAGACCCTCCGACGCTTCTTCGTGGACAACGAGCCCATGACTTCGAGCGTGATGTCGTCGGGGCAGAAGAGCAGATTCTTTCCTGTCGCCAACTCAAGCAGCACGACGCCCAGCGTGAAGAGGTCGGAGCGTGCATCGACGCTCCCCCCGAGGAGCATCTCCGGTGACGAGTAGAAGTGATCCCCGTAGGGGCCCCGCGCCGATGAGGCCACTCGGCCCGGCAAGTCGGACAGCGCGAGGCCGAAGTCGGCGAGCTGAACCGTCCCGTCCCAGTTGACGAAGATGTGCTCAACGTCGACCGCCCGATGAACGATGTTGAGCGGTCGCCCCTGCTCATCCTTCGCGGCGTGCGCGTGCTCAAGGGCCGCCGCGACCTGCGCCCCGACGTAGAGCACGAAGAGGGGGGAAAACCATCGCTGACTCTCACCGACGAGCGTCAGCAGCTAATTCAGGGAGTGGCCCTCCGGGTGCTCTGTGCTGACGTACCAGTAGCCCTCGACCTTGTGCAGCCCATGAACCTTGAGGATGCCGGGATGCTTGAGGAAGGTCGCAAGGCGAACCTGTTCGTCGAGCTTCGCCCGAGCACGCATGACCCGAGCCCCTTCCGTTTCCGATGGAGCCGGAACCGCCTTGAGCAGCACCTTCCCACGCGGCGCGCCGGACGTGGCCCGCAGCCGCGCTACGAACAAGGACATCCCATGGTGAGTCGGCCCCAAGTCCTCGCGGTACTCGTAGCCGATCCCGCCCGCCGAGAAGAGGATCGCCCCCCGTGGGATCTTGAACTCGATTGCCTTCGACATGCCGTTGCCCCTCGTGTGCGAACTCGCAACCAACGCGACGAGGAAAACGCTACCTGCGGCATCCGGTTGAGGGAACGCCCTCACGGGTCATGGCGTCAAAACGGCGTGTTCGGCCCTAAAGTGACCGCCTACCTATTACGTCCTCTTGGGGCGCTCAGGGCCAACGGTCCACGACGTAACCGCCCCCCGTGTTGATTGCTCTCACTCGGCCATCTTCGTAGCTCTTGGCGGGCGACTCGACCACGAAGCAGACGGGGCGCTCGTCCTGTCCCGGCAGCCGCACACGGTCATAGCGGATGACGAGTGCAGGCCCCTCCGAGCGGCCCATTCGGTCAGAAAGAAAATACGCCTTGCCATAGAAGCGTGTCCCGGGCGGCGCGACTGCGCGTTGCCGCGAATCCACGCCTTTGGGAACGATCCCCATCACATCCGCCCCTGCGGTGAACCACACGTCGTCGAACGGGCCACTACGATTATCGAGGGTGAGGCGGAACGACTCGTTGATCTTCCAGCGGAGATCCTCCCGCATCACCTCCTCCGCACCAGCCGGGCAAGTGAACGCTTCAGGTCGAATCTGGGCACTGGGGCAACCTGCCGCGAGTGCCGCAACGAGAGTCATCGTCGCGCAGTCGGCAGCAACGGCGGCCTTCGTTCTCCCGCGTGACGGGCGTCCTTGGAGTGGGGACTCAGGTGACGGAGGCGTCTTCACGGTGGAACCTTCCTTCGGAACGGCAGTCGCAAGGCCCGTCAGCGTCATGGGCGGGGGGCTTGGTGGTGACATAGCAGGGGCAGTCGACGTGAGCGGCGCGGAATGTGGAGGGCTCTGCGGGCGCGACACACCAACGACGGTCTGCGCCCCGGCCTCCATGGGTTCCCCTCGGCTGAGCAAGAAGCCCCCGGCCACGGTAAGCGCGATGAGGGCAGCCAAGCCCGCCGCGAGTCCCCACCCTCCCCGACCAGAACGCTTTGGCGACACAGGAAGGCGCGGGTTGGCAACTTCGGGCATCACATGATCCGGCGGCTCCAATGGCCGCTGTTCGGACGGAAGATGCACCGGGGATAGGTACTCCGCGCTCGAATAGGCCAGGAGTTCGCCCAGCTCCCGGCGCAACGCCTCAGTGTCGACAGGGCGCCTTGCCGGTTCACGCGACAGGATGCAATCAACGAGGTCGTTCAGCGCCTCCGGAACACGCACGTTCAACGCACGCGCAGGAGGCGGCTTCATGACGGTGCTGTTGAGCGTAACTCGCGCTTGAACCTCCGTCGGTCGGGGGTCGGTCAGCAACTCATAGAGCATCGCCCCAACCGCGAAAATCTCGTCCGCGACTTGAAAGGCGTACTTCGCGCGCTGTTCGGCCTTGTGCTCCCGAAGCCATGTGAATTGCTCCGGCGCACGAAAGCGGTCCGTTCCCGGAGGTAAGCCCCAATCCGTCAGCTCTTCGGCCAACGAGTAGCTTGCGCAGCTAAAGTCGATAATGACCGGCTCTCCATCGCTCTTCCGAATCAGAACATTGGACAGCTTCAAATCCCGATGCAGGACGCCACGGCCGTGCATGTACGAAAGCGCGGCGGAAATCTTGTCGAAGACCTGCAAGACTTCCTGAACAGTGGGGTGTTTACGTTCCGCCCATTCAGCAAGGGTCCACCCCTCTACATACTCAAGCGCGAGATAGACGTTCCCCTGCTCGGAGTAGCCATACCCACGGGGCTTGACGATGTTCGGATGCTCCAGGAGGAGGAGCGCCGAAAGCTCCCGAAGCGTCCTCGCATGTGTTTGCTTGTCGTCCCCGCTCGAATCTCGGTGCCGCGCCAACTTGAGCGCGCATCTGCGACCGTGCTTCTCGACGAGGTACACGACTGCAAAACCACCGTTTCCAAGCTCCCTAACGACACTCCAACCATCAATCGACGCCCCAGCCCCCGGGAACATAGAAATTACGTTCATGGTGTCCCACCGGAACCACCCTTCGGCAGTCGAACATTTGGGAGAAGGAGTGTCCTGCCATCGCCAACCAGTTCCAGGGCAAAAACCGGACTTGCAGTCAATTGAGGGACGTCAGCCACCACGAGTACACGCCGATTTTCTCCCGGTTGAATCGCTGTCGCCTCTGCCATTACGATTCGGGCGCGAAGCGGCAGCCCAACTCGGCCTGTTAGTATCGCCTCCCTTGGCAGCCATGGCGACTGCTCAGCGATGTTGATAACTGTCGCATCTATCAGTACCCATCCGTTCCCCCGATATGCCATCGCCGACTGCACTAGAAATCCCCGCTGGGCGTCCTCGTGGCTCTTGACAGGCGTTGCTGAGACACCATCCTTATCGACGAGTTCCAGAAGTACGAAGTCTTCAGGGCGGGGTGTTCGCGGCACATCTACCGGGCAGGCTATTTCCGTCAACGCGGGACGTTGCACGTCAATCCGAGTGTCCACTTCGGCTGGGTCAGTGGCCAGTGAGAAGGCGGCTCGCGCAGGAGCCCGGCCATCCGCGAAGAAAACCCCGACTTCGTAGCGCTCACCTTCGGGAAGATCCGCCACGGGCTGAACGATGACCGACCGCTCACCGGCATCCAGGATGCGAATCCGCGACTCGTCGAAGGTCAGAGTCTTCCGGTTGATGGGGGCCGGGAACAGGAAGAGCGTCGGCGTGTCATGCGCGACATGAACGACAGGAAGGGGCTCTGCCGCAGCGCCGGGAACCGTGACAACACGCTCTCTCCGCATGCGGGCTGCGGCTGAAGATTGGGCCTCCACGGCAGCGCCCCATACGAGCGCGAGCGCAAGGGCCAATCTAGACGGTTGGAGCAATGGCGCATGACCTCCCAAATCGGAAGGCTACCATCGCGGCTACTCGCGCAGTGGGCCTATTTCCTACAGGCCAACACGCCCCGTGTGGAGAGCGGTCACCCCCTGCCCCACTCTTGGCTTGTTGGTCCCGCCTATGTATGAAGGCGGCCGGGCGGCTGTGGTGAGTGCGCAGTTCACGGCGTCGCGAGGTCCCTGACCGACCGCGCCGATTCCGCAGCCGCCCACTATCGGTTCGCGAGCCTCGCAACGGCGAACCCGGCCCCAAGCCCGGCAAGCAGGGCCACGACGGCGACCGTGAAGGACACGTCCCCAGCCTGCTGGCGTAACGATTCGTTCTCGGCGCGCAGCCGCTCAATCTCCGACGCGGTTCGAATGCAGCGGCTCTCCGACAGCCAGCAGCCGCCCTCAACCTCGACGGCTGCCGAACCTCCATCCGGGAAGAGCTGAGCGCGCTCGACGCTGATGGCCTCCGAGCCCGACGCTGGAAGCGCAACCAGCAGGGCCAGCACGAGCGCGCCGAGCTTCACGTATCGCCCCGGGAGTCGAGCTGCTCCAGCACGGCAATCGCCGCGGCCTTCTCCGCGACCTGTCCAGCGGCAAGCGCGCCCGCAAGCTCGGCGCGGGCAATGGCAGCGCTCCCGAACAGAATCCGCTTGATGATGGTGAAGCCACCAGCAGCCGTCAGGGCAACTTGCAGCGCCGCCAGCATCAGCGCCAGCGAGAACGGCGCCCCAGCAGCAAGCGCGTTCGCTACCGCCCCCGCGAGGGAGACGCCAAGCACGAGGACCGCGCCGCCCCTGTCGGTATTGAAGAACGGGACGAGCCTGCCGCCGAACTTCCGCAGCAGGTAGACGAGCACCACCACCACCAGGGCGGCGAGCAGCGCGTAGTTCCGGCTCGTCACGGCATCGAGAAGAAGGCGCGCGAACTCCTCGAACTGCTCGGGGCTCGGCCCGACTACACCAGCGTCAACCATGTTGCCTCCGGGTTAGAAGCCCAGCCGCTCCAGTTCGGCCGCGAGCTTCGGGTTTGCTGCACGCCACTTCGGCGACAGGCGCTCGGCATCGAGGCGAGCCCACACGTCGGCGAGGGAACTCTGTTGGACCAGGGTGCGAAGCGGCGTGAGCTGAAGCGCGCTCACGTAGCCCGGCCACTGCACATGAGGGGAGTCACCGAACCTGCCGCCCCAGACGAGTCCCGCCTTCGTGGCTTCCTCGCCCAGCACGCGGTAAGCCGACTCGCGCCAATCCGGCTGAACGCCTGGTCGCGGGCTCGCGTCACAGACGAAGTCGAAGGCGAGGCCGTAGTTGTGCGCGGACAAACCTGCGGGTGACGCCTTGCCGCCCTTCCCCGCCAAGTACAGCCGACGAAGCTCGGCCTGTTCATCCAAGCTCCGGAAGCCGTAGGTTGCGACGTAGCCCACACCCCGTGCCTCGCACCGCGCCACGAGATGAAGGGCGACCGACACGAGCGGCAGGTAGACGCGGTCAAGGTCGACCCGCTTGAAGTTGGCCCGGGTCATCGGGAATCCCCAGCCCCGGCCTGGGTCCTGCGGAGAAGCTCCAACTCGACGGTCTGCCGGACCTGGACAGGAAGGCCAACGGCGAACTCGTCGCGCCAGCGCCGCAGGGCTCCCAGCTCCACCGCGAGGGCATTGATGCGCTCGTCCTGACGGGCGACCTTCTCGACGAGCGAGCGGACCTCATGGACAAGAGACTTCGCAGCCCAGGTGAGGACACCGACTCCCGCCGTTCCGAGCAGGGAGCCGACTACGAGCTGAACAGACTGCGCCTCTTCTGCGGTCACGGCATCACCGGGGACTAGGGTTGCCCCTGGTAAATGCGTGTGACTTCTGGGAGTGGCTCAGCTCACGAGTTCCCCAGAATGAACGATGGTACGCTCATCCCATGCTCTTGACGAACACTTGGACCCTTGTCCTTGCCGCTATGGTAACTACGTCAGAAAACCCAACGACATTCGAGTGGCAAAAGCTTCTGATTTCAAGCTTTGGCCCCGGGCTTACCACTGCGCTTCTGGTTGGGCTCTTTTCCTGGTTCTTCAACAGGATCCTGGAACGACAAAAGCGAACGCATGCCGAAGAACTCCTCAACATCGGCTCCAATCTCAACAAGAGCCTTCAGGAAAAGTTAGAAACAGATCGCTCCGAGCGAGCCGAGTTGCTAGAGCATATCAAGCGAGACATACAAGACACCCTGGCAAGCCGGGCCCGCAGAGCCGAGTATCTCAGAACCCAAATCACAAGCCTCTATGGCCCACTCGCATTTCTTCTTGAGTCAACAGCAATTCGACACCGTTGCGCCACAGACATGATCAATGCCGTCACTCGTCTGAAATCAGCCTTTGACGACCAATCCTCAAGCCGCCCAACCAAGGAAAGAGAGGCCAAGATTCATGGCACCATTGCGAAATATTTTGCCCTTACAATCGAGAACACCAATGCAGCCCTCTTGCTGCTCAAGTCAAACTGGGGCTGGCTGGACGAGAACGACCGATCTACAACAATCGACTTCATGAGAAATGCCGACCGAATCGACACCGAAGCCAAGACGACAGATGACTATGCCAATATCGTGACAATGTATGAGTCGGCCATCTCCGGGAAGGCTGTGTTGGATCCTCCAGAAATAATCCCCGAAACACTCGCAGCATATTTTCGAACCCGGCTAAACGAAAAGCAGCAAGAGTTATCCGGACTTACAGTCAGCCCAGTCCAAGCCAAGGCTATTGAAAAACTGGCCAGCTAGTCCCGCGGCTTGAGGTTGTGCGCGAGCAACCCCTAGACAACGTAGGTCCTTGAGAAGCGAACGGTGATCTTCATCACCTCGCCAGCGGCCGATGGCTCCGCGCACGAATTAGCGAGACCGCGGGGACTGACTACGAACTGCACGGACAGAGTCTCTTCTGCGGTCACAACGCCACCGGGACGAAAGGGGCCCCGGTAAATGCGTGCGACTTCTGGTAATTTCCCATTCAGTGGCTGGCAAAATGGAGCCCCGAGTACGCCCGCGACGCGCCATCTTCCTCCCGATCAGCACCCCAACCATTGAGAACTCCCGGCATGGTTCAGGATAGCTCCACCTCGCGGATACTGTTTACTCTGTTCGCGTTGGTTGCCTGGTGACTCAATGGCGACGAATCGCTTTCGCCCCCATCAGCCTAGCCACAGTTCACCCTAGAGTCAGGAAAACAAAAATGAGCAAGAACAACCGAATGAATCGAGAGAACAAGAAGCGGCGGCGTCTCGCACAGGAGCAAAAACGGGCGCAGCGTGAACAGTCGCTTACGAACGATTTGGGCGACGTTTCGGATACAGATCTCCGTCGAATTGCTCACACCATCAGCAGTGGCCCCCTGGGCGTAGCGTTTTATAGGCCGCAGCCGTGGGCTAAATTGCATGGCTGCTATGACAACGTAATGGAGATGATTAGTCGAGAGGGTGGCGACCGATTTTGTGGATGGATGTTCCACTTACGCGCGCGTCCGGGAGTTGGGCACTACTTCCTGGCCACACCGCACGCAGTCTGGCGCCCTCCTCATGACACTCGCATCGTCGACGTGACTCCGCACCCAGAATCGAAGCACCGCCCCATAATGCGACTTGGAGGTGTGGTGTTCCTTGTCGACAGCAACGCATCCCCAGTGGTCATCACCGACAAAGTCTCTCTTTCACCTCCACTTCGATTCTTTGCTGTCGGCGACTCCCCTGCGCTTGTAAAATATGTCGCAGAGCTAACCGAACAAGAAGTAGCAAACTTCGAGCGCGACAAACGGAATGCACTCGAAGGCAAATGGGGCCACCGAAACGAGTAACTAGCACCCTCGAATAAGTGAAGCACTATCTAGTCTCGGGGTTTAAGATTATGGGCAAGCAGCCCCTGCACAACGTAGGTCTTTGCAAACCGCACCGTGATCTTCATTACGTCGCCAGAGTCCGAAGGTTCCACGCGCGCCACTCGACCCGGAGCGACACCATCAATCGTCTCTCCGGGATGAAGCTCGTCGGTGCGCGTCCATCCACGCTCAAAGGTCCGCCAGCGATGGTCCGGCGTTACGACGAGCACACGCCCATCCGTCATGGTGAGCGTGCAGCGCGCCGCCTGGTGCCTGCTGACGTGCGTCACCTCGAAGATGCCGCCGTCTTTCTCGTGCTCGTGCATGGTGAGCAGCCGCATTCCGGGCCGAAGCATTTCGGCGGGCACTTCCGAACCATCGCTGAGCAGCACCGGCTCCCAGGGCGCGACACAGGTTCCGTGCGTGCCCCCGCCACCTCCACCGCCGCCAGTCGGCGTTGATGCGGGCCCCGTCGCACTCCGCACCATGTTGACGTTGTAGCTGCTCGGCGGGAAGAACCAACGCTCAGCGCTGTAGCCACTCGCGTTGTGCAGCCGCACCTTCAAGTAAAGCATCTTGTTCGAAAGCGAGTCCCGCAGCCGGTTGAACTTGTCGCCATACACGAAGGTGAAGCCCGCGCTCGTCGCGTTGCTGGAATCTCCGTCGACCGCGCCATTCTGATACTTGCGATCAGCAAGCGGCACCGACGTCCCATAGAGCCACTGGGGCGCGTTGCTGTCGCTATACGCCCAATAGAACCCAACCTCCATGAAGCGCAGCGCGTCGAGGTTGTCGCTCACTGCCTGGGGCTGAAGGACTGCGTGATAGTGCGCCCAGGTGAAGTTCACCGCTCCACCAGCAGCCCCGGCAATCGCGTAGCCCTCAAGCACCTGGATGTTCAGCCGGTCGATGTTCGGAACGCCCTCGTTGTTGCCTCGGTAGTAGATGCGGCTTCCCGTGTCGGCGAGGGCTTGCACGGAACGGAAGAAGCCATCGCTCAGGTAGTAGCGCCCCACCTGAACGTTGTTCGAGGCCACCTTGAGCGTCGTTCCGACGTTGTCGAGCTTCGCCCCGGCCGTGGGGATGCCGCTGCCGTCTTCGGCGTAGTTGGACGTCTTGAGGGTGTTCGCCGCGAGCAAGTCGAAGGTGACCATCTTCCGCATGGAGACGGCATCGAAATAGAGCCGCTTGCCCACGTCCGCCGCCGCCACCTGGGTTTCCCAGAAGAGCTGAACCCCCGTGCAACCGGCCGGGCACGTACCGTTCACAGTGACACGCCGGTACGTCGTCCCAACCTGCCCCAGAAAGACGCCCGTATTCTGGCCTGCGTAGACGCCGCTCCCGTCCTCCCACAGCAAATGAAGGGTTCCCATGCCCCCTACGGTGGCGGACGACGCCTTGACGTAGACCTCGGCGAAGAACTCGTCCCCCGGGGAGCACTTGAGCCGACCGCCTGGAACCTCCGAGCCATACCCGCCCGTCCAGCTCAGCCCCGGCCACGCCCCCGTGTTCATCAGCTCCACCCGGCGCACCCAGCGGCCAACCCGGGCATTCACAGGGTCCTCGACAAGCCTGTCACCATCGGGCGACTTCCCCACGGCGCGAATGCCCGCTTCGTTGTAGCCGTTCGGAATGAGGTTGTCGGTGGGCGGGTACAGCAGGTGCTGGAAGCCGACCGCGGCATCGCTCAGCGACGCGCCCTCGAGCTGCTTCGGCGTGACGGCGAGCTGCGGCGACGCGTTCCCTCGATTGCCGAAGCGGTCCCGAGGAACCACGCGCACGAAGTAGGTCGCCCCCGGCATCAAGTCATTCACGCCGAATGCCGTCGTGTCGAAAGTCCCGCGCAGCGTGGAGCTGCTCGGCGTGAAGCCGCTGGACGTCGAAACGTGTAGCTCATACCCAGCCGCAGCCGGGCCGCTCGAAGCAGGAGTGAGGGACAGCGAGAAGCCGTTCACCACCGCAGTCACGTTGATGTCGAGCGGGACAAGCGGCGGGGCTGAGTGCGCGGGCTCGCCCAGGCCGGGGCGCGTGTCCATCTCCAGCCACATGGAGACGCCGAAGGAGGGCTTCCCGCGCGTTGTAAGCGTGGTGCGTGCGTCTCCCTCCGAGGTGAAGACGTGTCGAAACCCGGTGACTGCCAAGTTCTGCGCGTCCGAGTAGTGAACGCCATTGGGGAGGAACCGGTAGAGGTCGCCCAGTTCCACCGGCAGGAAGAAGTCGAGGTCGATTTCCTGGTCCGCGCGTGCCTCGCTCAAGTCGGACAGTGCGGCTTCCGCCATCCTCCGCGCTTCAACCTCGCTGTCGATGTTGCTCGAAGCCCCCTCGGCAATTTGGATGTAGCGCACGCCATAGGCGGCCTGACTCGCGGCGTCCTCAACGACGACACTCTTCCGCTTGGGCTGCCCCGTGACGTCCAAGTCATTCGCGTCCGAGAAGACAACCTCCACCTTGTTCCGGACGTCCGTTCTGCTCACCACGAGCTTCGCAACGTCGCGGTAGTCGTCCGGGCCGAAGGTCCACGCGAGGGGCGGATTCGTCCGGTTGGGCTCGGTGAACGTCAGGGCGAATGTCCCGCTCGACTCGCGCCAGCGATAGCGCGCCTCCCAGCCAATCTGTTGAGCCAGGTCCCGAACGGCGTCGAGGACACTCGCCTTCTTCTGCGCGTACTCTCGGAGCCTCCACCCTGGAGACGCCGGGGTATGGAGCACCACGCCCGTCCCGTTGTCCGTCAGGATGGCCTGCATCACCTCCTCGACGGCAACGCCCTGGACGTCGTCGCCATAGGCCCGCTCAACCTCGATGAAAGCGCCTTGGAGCCGTCCCCCCAAGTCACGCCCACGGAAGACGAGCTGTTCACCTGCGAAGTCGACTTCGTCGATGTCTCCATGAAACAGCGTGTGCCACTCGCTCCCGCTGGGCGACATGCCGATGGGCGAAACCGCAGCCTCGACAATGAACTCTCTCCCCGGCCGGATGAGCTGCCCGCTTCCGGCATTCAGCTTCGAGTCGGCCCGGAGCGGGGCCACGCTGAAGAGTTCAATCTGCCGCTTGAGCGTCACCGTCGCGGCCGAAACGGGCTGGTCAACGTCCTCGTCCACCTCGACGGCGTCGAGAAAATCGCGACCTTCAAGCTGGCTCAGATTCCGCCACGTCCCCGCGTCATCGAGCACCTTCATGCGAACATGGGAAGCGTGTCCGGCTGCACTCGTGAGCGCCGCCAACCCCTGAGACGACATGCTGCGCATGGATTCCTAAACCTCTCGCAACGTGAATTCGAGTCGCTCGCCGATGACGCGCGCCCCTTGGTGGATGAATTCGACGAACTCGCCGTCCCGCACTTCGCCAAGCACCTTCGTCTCGCCGACGGAATAGGCCCCGCCTGCCGACAGGTACGGCAACGCGCTCCAGGCGCGAGCCGAGTGCCACGCGGCCACCTCTGGAACCCACGAGTCCGGAGCCATGAACGGCAGGCCGACAACGTCGTCGAAGCGCCGCAGGTTGAGCGCCCCGGTCAAAGACAGTGAGCCACTGGAGACGCTCAGCCCGCCCGCACTCGCCGCAGCCGCCCCCTGGATCCAGCGCGCCCCATCGCTCCGGTTGATGACCTGGAGCCAGCCGCCCCCCGTGGCGTCGAAGAGGTGGTGCAACGTCGTCCAGCGGGGCCCGAGCTGCATCGCCCAGGAGCAAGACACACCCAGGGGCAGTTCGAAGCCGCCACCGAAGCGCGCGCCTTGAAAGAGGCTCCCAAACGCAGTCGAAGGGGCAAGGCCCCGACTCGTGAAGGTGTCTCCATCGAATGCGAGTGCATGGCCGTCCCCGGCAATCAGCCCACGGAAGGCCAACGCCTCAACGGATGATAGGGGCCCCGTCTTGAACTCCCATTCTTGGCGCGTCGCGCGGCGCCCAAGCCGGTAGACGCCGCTGAATGAGCGCGAGTCGACGCCGATGCTCACCTGCCTGCGCCGCCCCTCGACAATGGGCACGGTGATGCCATTCAAGCTCAGGAAGGGCATTTCAATACCTCCCATTCAGCCACTCGCCATTGCCGCGACGTCGGCCCGCTTCGCGCTTCATTTCGATATAAACTTGTCGTGCTGTCTCGGCGGGGTCATGCGCGGCCTGAATCACAATCTGCCCAACGCTGACGTTGCCGCCACTCACCGGGACAGCAGGGCTCGACGTGACGGGCGATGCACCATGCGGCCTCTGCGGCTGCCCCGAGATGGGGTCCTGTGCGTTGAACCTCGCGAGCGCCACCTTGAATCCGGAGGGAACGTTGCTGAGCGCCTCGGTTGCCTTCTTCGTGGCGTTGGCGTTCTCCCACTGAGCGACAGCGGCGGCTGAGTTCGCGGCGGCCGACTCGTAAGTCGTATCGCGCAACGTGTTCAACGCCCCGTCGACCTGGTCCATCGGGACTTTCATGCTGTCGAGGCCCCGCGCCATCTTCTCGAAGGCGCCACCGACAACCGGAATCTTGCTGAGCGCACGGAAGACACCGGCAATGAAACCGATGATGGCGTTCCACACGGTGCCGACGCCTTTGACGACGTAGAGAATCCCCATCGCCACGATTCGCACGACGGTGAAGAACGCCTTCATGATGGGGCCCGCGAGCAGCGCCAACGGCTGAGTCAGCGCGACGAGAATCTGTCCCAACACAGTGATGAGCGGGGCGAGCCCCTGGAAGAGCGTGCCGAGCACCTCCAGCACCGGGGCAATCGCCTGGAGCGGAACGAGCAGCATTTCGAGCACCGGCACGATGGCGTCGAGCAGCGGCGCCACCATGTTGAAGGCGGACGCGAGGAGAGGCAGCACCGGGGCCAGCACGCGGCCGATGGCATCGGCAACGAACTGGATGAAGCCCGCAGTCATCTGAATCAGCGAGGCGAACGTCGAGCTTTGCGCGAGCAACTCGGCTACAACGGCGATGACGCCGCCCCACACGCCACCCACGAGCATCCCTTGCTCGAAGCGCTCGAACAGTTCGTAGAGCCCGCCCAGGGCCTGCGTGAAGCGGCTCGTGAGGATGCGCTTCGCTTCGTCGACGGCCCTGGCCAGTGCGTCTGCGAGTTCCTTCGCCTTCTTCCGGGCGACCTGCTCGATGACGGCCGCAACGTTGCCGACGCTCGTCAGGAACTCCTTCGCGTTGAAGTTCCCAATTTGGACGCGGCCCGCTTCGATTTCCGGACCAGAGGACGGCTTGCGCAGCTTGCCCTTCGGCCCGCCGAGCATGTCGTCGAAGACGCCGCCGAACTTCTCACGGAGGAATGCCGCAGCGTCACCGCCGAGCAGCTTCACGCCATCGAAGGCGTAGCCCGCCCCATAGGAGACGCCCGCCCAAACGGAATCGAAGCCGTCCTTCAACTTGCCGAGGGCGCCGTCGGCGAAGCCCTTCAGCCCGCCGAGCAGCGCGTCGCCGTTCAGGTCTTTCAACCCTTCGAGCGAGGCCGCGACACCGTCGAGGTTGAGCGCGCGGGCCAGAGGCGCCGCCATGCGTGCCAGGTTGCGCACCACGAAGGCGAACGTTTCGAGCTGCCCGCGTGCCCACGTCCCGACAATGGCCCCGAGCCCCGTGAAGAGTTCCCGGAAGAAGGCCACCGCGCGACCAGCAACGTCGGTGACGCCCCGCCAAGCCGACACGAACGCATCGCGCATTCCGGTGCTCGCGTCGTTCCAGGCCCGATAGAGGGTGCCCGCCAGCATCACGACGCCTGCAACGGCGAGCGCGACAGCCGCCAGAGGCGCCGCCACCACGAGGATGCGCGCGGCGGCATTTCGGAAAGCCGTCGCAAAGCCCGCGTCGACCTGCTCAGCGCCCTTCGCCACTTTCTTCAGGTTGCCTTCAACAGCGGGCGTCTCCCCACTGACGAAAGCGGAGAAGCGCACGACGGCCTTTCCCGCACCGTCCAGCGCAGGGACGACAACCGTACTCACAATTTCGGCAGTGCTCTTGACGACGCCAGCGGCCGTCCCCAGCGCGCCACCTGCGAGCGCCGCCGCCGTCCCCCACACCAGCATTGTTCCGACGGACTGCTTCACTGACGGCTCAAGCCGTTGGAACCACCCGAGCGCGTGTTCAAGGACTTCGGAGAGTCTCTCAATGTGCGGAAGAATGGCTTCGCCGACTTCAGCGAAGACGTTGGTGAAGATGAGCTTGATTCTGTCGAGCCGCTCGGTGACGCCGCTATCGAACTCAGCCACGGCGGCAAGCGCGCCATATAGGCCCACGCTGAAGAGCCCGCCGATTGCGCCAATCTTCTTCCCGAGCTTCTCGACTTTGTCGGCCGTCTGAGCAACGTCCGCGACGACGCGCCGCATGGACTTGGAGAACTCGCCGACGGCGGCCGTGACGACGACATACACGTCACCGACTTTCAAACCGCCGCCAGCCATGACGAATCACCTCTTGCGCAAACGCCGAATGGATTGCTGGCCCGGCTGCGACGCGCCTGGAGCCGGTTGGTTGGAAGAGCGCCTTTTGAGTTCGTCAGCCTCTCTTCGCGCATAGGCGACGAGCCCGACGACATCCTCGTAAGGCATTGCACGGACAGCGTCGGGCGGCAGTTTCAGGAGAGAGGCAACCCCGTAGAGCAGGCTCGCTTCGGGGTCGCTGTCTATTTTCCCCGCATCTTCTCTTCGCTGACGTTGAAGACGTCCGTCAGGTCCGTCGCGAGGTCTTCAAGCCACGACTCGTCGAGCAGCTCGTCGATGTCGTTGACGGAGAACATCGGGCGGCCCGTCTCCGCGTCGTGAAGCACGCAGACGGCGATGCGCCCCAGCATCCGCGCCCCGGCCCTGTCTCCCGTCGGCTCGTTCTTCTCCGTCATCTCTCCAGCTTCGCGGGCCTGCTCAATCAGCCGCAGCCTGTCCCCCATCGTCGGCTTGATGATGTTCACCTTGACGCCGTCCACCTCCACCGACTTCAGGACGCGACGATTCTTCGCAAGCAGCTTGTGCTTGTTCGACATGGACTCTCCTTTGGGTGTGAAACGTGGGTGACTCAGGGCGTGCCGTAGCCCCAGGCGAAAGCGGCGCCGTCCTCGGACTGGAAGGCGAAGCCGAGGAACTTCATGGTGTGCTCGTACAGGGCCCCGGGCGTCAGCTTGTGAGACAGCTCAGGCACCTTCACCCACGCGCGGAAGACTTGAGCCCCGGATGCCTTGCCAACTTCGATAAGCAGCGGAGTCCCTTCAGCCAGCGCTTCAACCTCGAGCTCAGTGAGGGCCAGCCCCGTCAGCTCCCCCGAGAAGTCCCGGAGCGACACCGAACGCCGCTTGTAGGCGTCCCCCATGACTTGCAGCTCGACGACGTCGTTCGTCACCGTGAGGGAGATGGAGCGCACCAGGGCGAGCGGATGGACGGGCAACGCGTAGCCCGAGACGCGCACGAGGGCCGACGGGCCGGGAGCGCTGGCGAGGTGGACGTCGCCGAAGAGCGGGTCGACAAAGGCGTCGACAGGTGTCCAGGCGTCGGCGTCCCCGCTGGGGGAAACCTCGACGAACACAGGCGCCCCCGGATTGAGTCGGCGAAGCTCGGGGTCCGCGATTCGAAACTCGGTCCCCGTGAAGTCGGGCGCGGGCATGGGCACGGCTTCGGCTTCGAGGAACTCGGCAGGCTCTCCCGCGATAGACAGCGAGCCGACATGCGCAGCGATGGCGGACATCAGACGGCCACCGGGGCGCCGTTGCCCAAGAGCTTGCAGGTGAACTCCACGACACCACCCGGGGTCAGCTTCTCGTCGTAGCTGTTGACGACCATCGGGATGCGCTTGCCCTTGGAGCCGCCCGATGCGCTGGGGTCGAAGATGAACGTCACGTAGGCGGTGCTCCCGTCATCGCGCGCGTCACGCAGCACGGACTGCGGCGCGTCGCCTTCCATGAAGTGTCCCGACAGGTCAGCGCTCGTGTCCTTCAGCGTCTGGACGCGGGACTTGTAGCCCGAGCCGCCGAGGTAATTCGTCTCGACGAAGTCGCCCGTCTCGCTAAGCGACGCATCCGTCAGGCCGTCGACGCGGTCAGCCGCCTGCGTGGCATTCGCGTCTGAGCGCACCGAAACACTGTCGAGGTGAGCAGCAACAGGGGTCGCCATTGGTAGTTTCCCTACCGACTCGGAAAGAGTCGCGAAAGCGTGGCAAGAATCTGGGCGGCAACCGTCTTGCGGAACTTCGCGCGCCCCCGACGGGCGGGCTTGCGCAGGAAGTGGACCGGCGTGGCGAAGCGTTGCTCGCCCCAGTGAAACCCTTCGTGAATGGCGCCCGCAGCGTCGTGGGCATACCCAGCCGTTGCGCTGACGCTCGCCTTCGCGTCGTTCAGCTCCGGGCCGTCGACAAACCCGGACGTGCTCAGCGGCGGCTTGCCGTCCGTGTCCCGAGCACCCACAGGCACCAGGGCGCGGCTCGCCTGAAGCACCGTCGACGCGTGTTCGCGAGTCAAAGGCGCCAGGTCGGCGAGTACGGGCCGCTCCACCTTCCGCAACTTGTCGAGCAGCCTGAAATCAAGAGCAACTTTGAGTGCCATTGCCCCCGGTAAATGCGTGCGCTTTCTCGCCGTGGCTCACGCGCCCAGGTCGATGAAGGAGGCATCCACGGTGAAGGTCCACCAGTGGCGGTCGCTCCCGTCGGTGCCGATGTAGTTGGGGCTGCCTTCATCCACCTCAATCAGCACGTAGGGCGCGGCGCTCGCGAGGTGGAGCACGTCGAGGGCTGCGAGCGCGAGCGCCTGTCCCTCCCGGAAGCTCTCACGCGCCGAGCGCACGCGGACCTGACAGGTGACAGTTCGGTACGTCTTACGGCCCCCGCCGATGTAGCTCTGCGGCGGCTCCCCTCCGGTTTGCAACACGAAGCACGCAACGTCCGGCACCGTGGCGTCGTCGTCTTCGAGCGTCGGGCCGAGAAACAGGTTGGCCCCGGCGCTCAGTCCGAGGCTCCCAGCGGCGAGAATCGTCGCGAGGTCGGCAGCAGTGTCGCGGGCCATTAGAGCCAGACCTTCCGGTAGCGCAGGACGCCCGCCCCGTCGACGTGCTCGTCAACGGCGGCAGGGCGTCGGGCATGGTTGAAATCGGTGATGTCGTCGCCCTTGAACCAAAGCCGGTGGCGAAGGGTGACAGGTGCTTCGGTGTAGACGACGAAGGAAGCGACGAACTCGGCGCCGTTGGAGTCGCGAATCAGCTTTCGACTCGGCTGGATGCGCGCGGGAGCTTCATGGATGGGCCCCAGCAGAGGAGTCCCCCAGGCGTCCCGGCCAGTGACTTCGGCGTAGCTCACTCGCTGGCGGAAGAGAGACGCGGGCCCGCTCATCAACTGGCCCTCCACAGGACGTGAGGGGCGACAAGCAGCTCGGCGCGGGGGCTCGCAAGGCGCTGGCCCGCGCTCCGCTCCCGGTAGCTCACTGACCAATCCCCGAGACTCTCGCTGGACACGTCCGCATCCCGGCCCCGGCCCCGGTAGAGCGCGCAGGCTTCGAGGATGGCGGCCTCTTCGACTTCTGCGGGCAGGGTAACGGGCCCCTGGGACGCGTCGAGGGCCATTTGCCCCGGCGTCACGTAGCCGCCCGTGTACGTCACGGCCAGCGCATCGGGGCGCCCCTGTCGCATCTCGACGGTCAGGGTGACGAGCCCGCCGACACGCGCCGTCACCGGCCAGAGGCCAGCGAGGCGGTAGAGAAGCCCCCCCGCCGCAAGGTCCCCGGCAAGGGTGTAGGCGGTGGCGTCGAGCAGCTCGCCCCCGTCCATCACCTGGAGGACTTCGATGACCGGCGGACGGCTCAGCAGCACGTAGGGGCGACCGTAGCTATCCGGGTACTCCGTCACCGTGGCCCGCTCGAAGGCCCGGCCACACAGCTTCGCGATTGCACTGCTGGCGACAGTGACGCAGCGCTCGACGTGCGAGTCGGAGGGCACGCCCAGGTCGGCGGCCACGGTGGCGGCAAGGCAGAGGTCAGTCGGGCGGGCCATGCAAGGGGCTCAGGAGGGCGTAGGAACGACGAAGCCGGGGCCCCCAGGGGAAAGGGAGCCCCGGCCCGAGAAATGCGTCGTGGCGCGGCGCTAGGTGGCGGGAATCTCGTCCGGCCCGCACAGGACAATCAGGCTGGACGCGCCCAGGGTGGGAGACGTGCCCCCCGTGAGGGCCACCGTCTCCACGACTCGGAGGTAACGCTGCGCCGTGGGCAGCCGGACGTTGACCCGGGCCACCGCGTTAGCCGTCGTCAGCGGCGCGATGGCGGCTTCGGGCAGGTCCGTCCACCCGTTCTGGCCGTCGACGCTGTCCTGGAGCTTCGCAGCCAGCGAAAGCGCCGTCGGGGCGCCCGTGGCTGCCCCCGTCGAGGCCGTCAGCACGCACGAGTCGAAGCTGAAGCGGTCGACAGCGGCACTGTTGCGCGTCCCCGCGCTCACAGCGGCGGGAACAGTCCCAGGGCGAATGCCGACGAGCACGCCCGCGTCGGTGGAATTGGCGTTCATGGTGGGGCCTCTCAGGTGTAGGTGATGGAGCTGAACGCCTTCGGCTGGCGAACCTTGAAGTCGCCCTTCACGATGGCGCGCACGGTCGTCTCGTCGTACTCGGCGCGAACGTCGTGCTCGGACAGAATCAAGTCCTCGTCGATGCCGTAGATGAACTGGCGCCAGTCCGCCGAGAAGGTGATGCGCGACACCGGGACGCGGGTCGTCATCACGAAGGGGAAGCCGCGAATCGTGCCCCTATCGAGCATCTCCTGACGGAACACCCAGACGCCGGAATTCTGGAGCTGAAGCAGCGCTGTCGCCCGCGTCGGGTGAAGCACCCACGCCGCGTTGCCCATCCGCACATGCGCCGTCAGCGGCAGCTCGACGGCCTTGTCGATGTCGGCCAGGTAGGCCGCTGCCGTCGTACCAGTGGACGCGAAGGTGTGCGCGGCGTCGAGCTGAGCGAAGAGCCCCTTCGGCGCGGCGCCCGTACCGTCCCCGTTGAAGCCCGCGTCGTCCAGGCCATCGGCCACCGTCGCCCGGATGTCCTCACCGACGCCCGCGTCACCCACGCCCGGGGTGCGCAGCAAGTCGTTGCTGATGTCGGTCAGCACCATCCCCTTGTGCGCCTTGAGGACAATCTTCCCGTACTTCGGCGCGCTCTTCGGGACCGTCTCGCCTTCGCCGACCCACTTGAAGACGGACGTTCCGGTTTGCTTGCCCATGTGCAGCTCGCCCTTGAACGTCTGGGTTCGCACGCCCAGCTTGAGCATCGCCGCGTCGGGCCGCAGGAACTCAATCACTTCGCCGCTCTGCTGGATGGGCACCAGCACACCGGCCGAATCGAACTTGCTGAGCTGAACGGCCTTCTGGACGTCGGCGTTGCCGAAGCGCTTCGCGGCGTCGACCAGCTCGACGGCTCCGGTGCGGCGTCCGGCCGCGATGACGCTCTTCGCGAAGCCGCCGAAGTTCTCCGCGCTTGCGTAGACGCCAGTCCCGCGCGGCGCGTTGCCCGGCTCAGCCCGGCCCGGGGCACTTCGAGCGGCGGCGTCCATCAACTCTCGCGCGACCTCGGGGCCGAGCGCCTTCACCATCTGTGCGATTTGCTTGCGAGTCATTCTTTCACTCCTCGGATGTAGCCCTTGAATGCCTCGACGAAGCTCTTTGCGGCGTCGGCGGCGTTGAAACCCTTCGTCTCGTCGTCGTCCTCGTCGTCCTCGTCGGGCTCGCTCTTCTGCTCGTCCTCGACGTCTTCCTCGTTCGTCGACTTCGCTTCGTCCTCGACGTCTTCTTCGTCGGGCTCGCTCTTCTGCTCGTCCTCGACGTCTTCCTCGTCCGTCGACTTCGCTTCGGCCCGTGCGTCGAGAAGATCGACAACGCGCGTTGCAATGCGTTCAACGAGGTCGTCGGGCGCTTCGTCCAAGGACTTCGAGCGCACGGCCCGCGAGTTCCCCGGAATCGTCACGACGGAGACTTCGAGCAGTTCCTGGGCGTCGCAGTCGTAACCGCCGCGCTCGTTCTGCCGATACTGGCCAGGGAGCATGAGGTAACGGACAGAGACGGCATTCAGGATGCCCTTTGAAACTTTGCGTTCGACCTTCTTCGCGAACTCGTCTTCGTCGTCGAATTCGATGTCCACCATCAGGGCGTCGCCCTCGACGTAGACGCGCCCCTTGCCAATCGGCAACTGAGGCTCAGCGCCCGTCATCGCGGCGCTCGCCCCGTCGTCGTGGTTGTAGAGGACGACGCCATTCGCGTTGTAGCCGTCCACCCGCCAGCCTTTGACGTTCAGCCGGTCCGAGTAGCGGTCGAAGTCGCCGTCACTCGCTTTGAACTTGAAGACGCGCCGTCCGCCAATGGACTCGACGGCGCTCAACGTCGCCGCGTCCTTTCGAACGGCGCTCAGCCGCAGGGAGCGTGTAATGGGTCCAGTCATGCACCCGGTAAATGCGTGCGACTTCCGCGAGTGGCTCAGCCGTCCTTCGTCGCCTCGGCATGCGCCTCCGCCGAGCTGCCTTCGACGGGCGTCGGCGTCTCGCCGGGCTCGTTGGGCTTCTGCCCCGGAAGCAGCTCCGCGAAGCCTTGCCGCTCCGGGTGAGGCTTGAAGCCCGCTTCGACCCGCCACTCGTCGAAGGTGAAGGCGCTCGGGAGCGTCCCCATCACCCGCAGCCGGTGCTCACGGTCGGCAGGTACAGGGGAGTCGTAGGAGAGAAGCACTTCGTCTTCGAAGCGGGGTGCCAGGTGCTTCTGCATCGACGCAAGGAAGACTTCGGCGCGCGGCTTCGTCGCCTGTTCGGCAAGGTGCTCGCGCGCCGCGTAGCTCGTCGCCTTGTTGCTGCTCGTCACGTCGCCCACAATCTCCGGCGGCACCCGGTACACCATCCGCACGAAGTCCATGAGGAAGCGGCGCAGGTCGACGAGCTGCATGTCGCGGAAGGGGGTATCGAGCCGGGCAAATGTCGTCCGGCCGCTCGTAATCATCACCCGCCCTGCGTTGGCGGGCCCCCCGTACTCCCGCGCGAGCGACTCTTTGAAGGCCCTCGCGGGCCCGGCCTGAGACTCGTTGAAGCCCTCAATCGCGATGACGGCGCCCGGGAGCATGTTGTTGAAGAAGGCGTTCTTCGTGAAGCGCGCCGCGTGCTCGTCCGTGTCGACTTCGTCGCCCAGCGAGTAGGCGATGCCGATACCGCGGCCAAGCGGGTCAGCCGGGTTCAGGCGCTTCACGTAGATGACGCTCGCCGCAGGCAGGAGGAATGTCCGCCCGCCAGCGGCCACCGTGTACGTCCGTTCCGACTTCGGCTTGCTCAAGTCCGGCAGCGCGAGGACGCAATCGGGCGGCACAGGCCACAAGCCCACGGGTACGCCCGCCAGCTCTTCGACGACGGCGAAGAACTCGCCCGTCAAGTCATAGTGAAGGCAGAAGAGCTTCGCGAAGTCGCGGCCCGTCATGTAGTCGTTCGGGTCCGCCAGCAGCCGCAACAGCGAATGGTCGGGCAGCTCCACCGCGTCCCCCGTCTCGACGAGCGACTTCAACCGCTCCCGGCGCACGTCGCCACAGGCCCGCCGCAGCGACACGTCGACGAGTGTCTTCCGCGTCGTGGGGTCCTGCCGCGTGAAGGCCCGCCACGTCACGTCCGCGAAGGCATCGCCCACCGTATCGACGATGGTCCCCAGCCACGGCATCTCGGCGTAGGCCGCGAGCAGCGCGGGCACCTCCCGGCGTGGCGGGGCCGAAGCCCAGCGGCTCAGCTCCAGCCCCGTTCCCTTGCGCTTGCTGCCCCCGCGAAACGCGGCACGCATCCTGTCCAGCATCCCCATGGAGAACCTCACACCGCGAAGAACTGTTCGACGAAGACAAGGTCGTGAACGCCCCAACAGAAGGCGTCGGCCCTGTCGTCGCGACGCCCGTTGATGCCGGTGAACTTGCTGAGCTGCGCTTCGAGCTTCGGGAACGTCCCGACGAACTCGACGCGGCCCGCTTCGGCCAGGGCGGACACCGGCTCAGCGCGCTTGCTCTTCGCGCTCGTCGCCCGCACGGGCTTCACGTTGACGCTCACGCCCATCTCACCGGCAACGGTGCTGATGAGCGTTTCCACCATCTCCCCGCCCGTGTTCACCTCGACGACGAGCGCGTCACACCCCCATTCGAGATAGGCGCGGATGGCCGTCGTCGCCCACTCGCGGGGACTCGCCCGGCGCGACAGGTCGGCCAGCACCGAAACTCGCTTGAGCGGCACCCCGTCGGCCCTGAAGAGCGCGCTCGACTTGCACCCCTGAACGATGATGCCTGTTTCGTCCGAGCCGGTTTCGCTCGTCGGGCTCGGGTCCACGCTGACGATGCGCCTGTCGAGCTGCTGCGCGTACTCGTGCGCGTCGGCCTCCACGCGGCCCCACTTCGCCGAGCCAAAAATTGCCCCAGGCACGTCGAAGAGCAGGCGGCCGAGAACCTCTTGCTGTCCCCAGCGTGTGTTCGCCAGGGCCCGCATGTTCGCCACGGCCGAAGGCGCCAGGTTCGCGAAGTTGCTCAGCGAAGAGCCCGTGCGAAGCACCACGCCCGGCTTGAGTTCCTGCGTCTCCGCGTTCGCGAAGAGCAGCTCTTCAATCTTCTTCAGCGGGCGCGGCGTCCCGGTGAGGAGGAGCTGCGGCGGGTCCTCTCGCGAGCCGATGCGCAACACGAGCGGGAGCTGATCGACAGCCGCCATGTCGTGTTTCCACGAAGCGGGTTCGTCCCCCCAGCCCCATCCGGCATTCGGGCCGCGCAGCCGGTCGGGCTTATCCGCCGAGTAGCAGATGGCATAGACGCCGTTGGGCCACGTCACCCGGCGCTTGCTGGGCTCGTACTTGGGCGTAAACCACGGGGGCGACAGGGCGAGGATGCCGGACGCGCCGCGAATCATGGTGTCGCGCACGTCCGCCGCCGTCGGGCCGACGAGGGCCCCGACGCTCTTCGCCTGCCACGCCTTTTTGATGACCCAGCGCGCGCCGCACCACGTCTTCCCGAAGCCGCGCCCGGCCATGACGAAGCACGTCGAGAACTTGTCCGGGGGCGACTGCTCGCGACGCGCCCAGAAGTCGAGGTCGTAAACGAGCAGCTCGACTTCCTTGTCGTCGAGCCCGCCGAAGAGCTTCGCGAGCTGAGCGCGGGAGCCGGCCGTTTGCACCATCCGGGACGCGGGGGACTCGTGCGGCGCGAGCCCCTCGGCGAACTTCCCCCAGGCGCCCTTCGACAGAAGGCTACGCATCGCTCGCCCCCTTGTCCTCGAGCTGCTCGGACGTGGCAGCTTCGGCAGGAGCGGACGCGGGCAGTTCGTCCGGGAGGAACTTCCCCAGCCGGTCAATCAGCAGCTCGCGCAGCGCGGCGGTGTCGGCGGCCTGGTCCTCGGGGCTCTTCGCCTCGACGTTGTCGCGTCGGCCATACAGCTCCGGGAAGCGGCGGCTCAAGAGCCACTGGACGTGCTTCGGGTTCGTCGTCGCGGCGGCCTGGAGCGTCTCTGTCGCCCCCTGCATGAACTCGGCTTCGGCCCGGTTCACCGCGACGAAGAACTCGCGGTAGAGCCCGCGCGCCTCGCTCGCACCCCGGTGGAACCAGCGGGAAACGGTCTGCTCGTCGACGCCTACGAGGCCCGCTGCCGCTCGACGGAAGAGGCCCGAGCGCAAGTGCTCGCAGATCTGCTGTTGAAGCTCAGGAGTGAGTTTGGTTGGTCGCGCCACACCCGGTAAATGCGTGCGGTTTCGCGAAGTTTTTCGGGGGAGCGCTCAACAAAACGCATCGGCCCCACGGTTTTTCTCAGAATTTTTCGAAAGTGGGGGCACTCCGAGCAAGCCAGGATTCCACCGCAGACAGAAAATCTAAGCCGGGGGGGCTACTCCAAGCCATTACAGCCGCAGTGAAACTCAAAGCCATCAGCACACGCTGACCCACATCGGCGCCCGCTTGGCGACACCTACTTCCTGTGAAGGTGAAAATCCACCTATTCTCTTTGATTTCAACGAATTAGAGTCTCTCGACATGAGCCAGATACCTGCACCTGTAGTGGGAGCCGCTCTCCTCCTGGGAGCGGCCTACGCGTACGCGAAGCTCCGAAACACGACCCCTTCCCGAGCTAAACGTAAGCTCCGCAGTACGCAAAAGCGGATGGAGGCCCGGGGTTGCACACCAGGGATCTACCGGCTTGAGGGCAACGGCTTTCGTCGCTTTGGCCAGTCGGCGTGTATCGAAAAGAGGGCCCCACGCTCCGCAGCAGACAACGCTGACCTGCTCGGCCCGACACCCAAGTTGTATCTCGTCGAGCGTGAGTCAAATCTCCGCCGCCGCCTTGCCAAGGAGCGCAAACTGATTATTGAGGATAAAGCTCGTGCCGCTCACCTGAACTGCAATCGAGTGCTCTGGTGACACGCACTGGCCGCCTGCAATCCGACCACCATCATGGGTACGATCAGACGACAGGAGGAAAAAAGATGTCCCTGCGGTAGAGGGCATTTTTTGGTTGAGTTCAGCGAGAATGACTCCACCTGGGGACCTCACTGGGAACGCGAAGAAGTACTTCGTGCCTGCGCGGCATGCGGGAACAACAAGGTTCCCCAAGTGGATCCCGCAGCAGACAAGGCCGCAACTGAAAGAATCTTGAAGCAATTCCGAACAGTGCAGAAACGCAGGACACCGACCTCTTAATTAGGGGAAACAATGACCAGCTTTAGAGCCCACCTCGACTACGAAACGTCTAGCCGCGCAGGCATGCGGGACTGGTTTCAAGTTGTCTCAATTGTCGACGAGAATGACACCGACTACACCAAGCTCGTCGACCAGGGGAAGCACTACCTCAACCTTTCCAGTCTCAAGGAAGACTTCAGAGAAGCTCTCAAGAAAGACGGCCATTTGGACGAGCCCTTCGACATTGTAGAAGTATAGGATTTTCTCAAGCACATAGAACGTGCTCTTGCGGAGCCTGCCCCCACCTCGCACCAGACTTCCAGACGGGCAGACACCGCAGGCCATAGATTGCTCAAGGGCGCGATCAAATCGTGTGCTCGCCAGCGACGATGGCATCAAGGCTACTGTCCCTCATCGGCGAGAAACTCGCGCAGCTCGGCCAGCGCACGCGCGAGCATCCGGTCGACGCGACTCTTCGGCGCGCCCCATGCTTCCGCCACGGAGCGCACCGACTGCGCCGGGCGGTTGAGGCCGAACACGCGCGAGACGAGTTCTCGCTGCTCGGGAGACAACTGCCGCACGGCCTCGAACACGAGGGCTCGACGCTCAGCCGCCAGCAGCTCCGCCTCGGGCGTGTCCCCGTCCGACTCCAGGCACGACATCTCGCGGAGTGCGGATTCCAACTCGTCGACCCACGAGTCATCGGCCGAAGCACCGTCCGACAAGTGAGACGGCATGTCCATGCGGTGGACGCGGACGACGTTGCCTTCGTTGCTGTGGAGTGAACGCACGGTGCGACGCTTGTGCGCGCCGTCGCTCAGGTGAACGTCGGTGCCGTGCAAGCGCGCGTACTGCTCGCAAGCAGCCCGAGCCCGGAAGTAGGCAACTTGGCCGAACGACTGGCGCCCTCTCGCCGCGTCGTACTTCGACACCGCGCGAAGCATCGCCATTGCGGCAACTTGCGCGAGGTCATCAGGCGACAACGAGCCCGCGATGGGCAGCAGGGTCCCGACGATGCACCGGATGAGGGGCCTCACGGAGTCGAGCAGATCAGCGGACAACCGTCGCTCCAGCACCGCGTTGCCGCTCGCGCGGGCCGACAGGATGCGGGACACGAGTTCGGGTTGCCGGGCCGCCCGGAGGCCATACTCACTGTGTGAAACATGTTTTTTCGCACTTCCCTTGCGACACATTGCTGCGTGAGACATCGCCCCAACAGAAGCATGCCGCATGCCGACTACGAACGATTCACAGACAGTCTCAGCCACGGCGCCTCTACGCTCTCGCGGTTGGGCTGCGCGTCGACGCCCCATCGGCACGCAGTCGTTCCCCACGTAAATGCGTGTGGATTCCGCGAGCGGCTCATCGCGAGCACCCGACAGGGCGTCAGCCGAAACAGGGGCTAAAAGGGGCTCGCGTATATATCCCTAGGACATGCTCATCTCATATACGTACACATCCCCCTTATTCTTACTCCTACATCTTCTTTGGCTTAGGGAGTTATACAGAGGGGGTCTGCCTACTTGATGCTTGCCAGCGCGAACAAAAATTCGCCGCGTGAGCCACCGCCAGAATCCGCACGCATTTACCGGGGGTGACTACAACACACCAACTTTCCACGCCGCGCAGCCCCGATGCCGCCCCCCTCGCCCGCCACGGCGCCCCCGTGCGCGTCGCGCTCTACGAGAACGCCCAGGACATCGTCCCCAAGCGCGTCGACCTCTCCTGGCCCGACCTGTCAGCGAAACTCGTCACTCACCGTCGGAGTCAGTGCCCCACGTCGCTGTGCGTCCGTGGCTGCCCCGCCAAGAATGGCCCAGCCTGGAGCCCCGTGGACATCGTCGAGCGACGACGAACGGAGAATGTGCGCGCCGTCACCGTGGCCGTCTTCGACCTGGATCACCTGACGGCGGAGCAGCTCGCGTGCCTCGACGCCGTCGAGCGCCATGGACTCGCCTTCGCCGTCCACTCGACGCACAGCAACCACCCACCCGACGACTACTGCCTGCGGCTGGTAATGCCGCTGTCTCGGCCCGTCCTGCCCCGGGAATGGCCCTCCGTGCGGGAGGCCGCAATCCGCGTGCTCGGACTCCCCGCCGACCCGGCCACGAAGGACCTGGCGCGCATCTACTACCTGCCCGACGCGCCCATGGGTGCTGAGCCCTACGCGGCCAGTGGAGACGGAGCGCCCCTGGACGTCGACGCGCTGCTCGACGTGGCCCGTTCGGGGCTGCCCGCCCATGCCCAGCCGTCCGCGCCCGTTGGGGCGCCTGCCGACCTCTACGAGCTGAGGGCCCTCCTGCGGCGCATCCGGAAGCCCGAGCACGTCGCCATCATCCGCCGAGCCCTTGCTGGTGAGCCCCTGGCCCCCGTTGGCGGGCAAGACACGGCCCTGAACGCCCTCATGTCGTGCGCGGCCTTCGTCCTGCCGCTCAACACCCCCGAGTCGGCCGTCGTCGAGCTGTTCCGCGCGTCCTTCGCCGCCACGGACTGGCGAGAAGGGACGGAACACCTGTGCGAACAAGCCCTCTTGAAGCTGCGGCGTCACCGCGAGCGACGGAAGGCCCGTGACGCGGGACGCCTCGCGGAGAACGAAGCCATTTGGAAGTCGCTCGGCGGCAAGGCACCGGAGGCCCCCTCACCGGACGAACCCGGAAGGGAGGAAGACGCCCCCAACCCCGACGACTGGATGAGCAAGCTCGCGCTCGACCCGGGCAAGGACGGCACGAACAAGATTCGCAACAGCGAGGCGAACGTCTTCGCGGTGTTGCTCAACTCCCCCGAGTGGCGCGGCGTGCTTCGCTTCAACGAGAGTACCAAGCAGCTTGAGATTGAGGGCGGGCCGCTCGGAATCAATCCGGACCTGGAGACGCTCGACGTGCTCGTCGCCAACTGGATTCAGCAGAGCAGCTACGGCCACCTCGGCTTGCGGCCCAAGGCGCTGACCGTCTCGCAGCAGATTCTCGCCGTGGCGAGGCGCAACAGCTATGACCCCGTCGCCGAGTACTTGGGCGGACTCGTCTGGGACGGCACGCCGCGACTCGACGGCATGCTCGCCAACTACTTCGGCGCGCGGGGTGAGCCTAGATACCTGCGGGCCGTCGGCGCGAAGTTCGCCATCTCCGCTGTCGCGCGTGCCCTGCGCCCCGGTAGCAAGGTCGACACCGTCATGATTCTTGAAGGCCCCCAGGGACTTCGGAAGTCGACCGCGTTCCGCATCCTCGGAGGCCGCTACTTCACCGACGCGTACATCGACGTGACGAACAAGGACAGCGCGATGCTGGCCTCTCAGTATTGGCTCATCGAGCTGGCCGAGCTGACCACCTTCCGGAAGTCCGAAGACCAGGCCCTCAAGGCATTCATCACTAGGACGGAGGACACCTACCGGCCTCCCTACGGACGCACCAACGTGAAGTCCCCGCGTCGCTGCGTGTTCGTCGGCACCACGAACGAGGATGATTACCTGAGAGACCCGACGGGCCATCGGCGCTTCTGGCCGGTGAAGTGCAGCCACATCGACACCGAAGCCCTCGCGAGGGACAGGGACCAAATCTGGGCCGAGGCCGTCGTGCGCTTCCAACAAGGCGAGTCGTGGTGGCTCACGTCTGAAGAAGCGGCGGGAGCCGAGCAGCAAGCCGCCCTTCGCGCAGAGAACTACGGGGACAGCCGGAAGGAAGTCATCCTGCGTTGGCTTCTGGAGATGCCCGCCGACAAGCGCCCCAACGACGTGACGATTCTCCATGTCGGCGTCGAAGCATTCGCCCTTCACCCCGCCCAGGTTGACCCGCGCATCTCCCGAGAGATTGGGGCGGCCCTCAAGGCGCTGCACTTCACCCGTGGCCAGCGCCGGATGGGGGACGGGACTCGGCCGCTCGTCTACTACGTCCCGGACGAGCTGCGGAACGCGCCCATGGAGAAGCGGGGCGAGCGCTGAGAAGTCAGGTGTTCATAAGGCGCTGCACGGGTCTATCACAGCCTGTGCAGCGCAGCTTCAGAACGCTACATTTGAAGACCGAGGACTATTCCCAGCGGATGCGCTTGCGAGTGCCGTGGTTGGCACAGGCGCTGGTCGCCCAGGCTCCGCAATTGCCACATACCTGGAACGACTTGGCGAGATGATCATCACAGCAACGCACCGCGCAGATGCCGTATCCAACCGCTGGACATTTTTCGACAAGCTCCAGCGCACACCACTGCGCCTCTACTTCTCCAGAGGCGTCCTCTTGGCTATGCAAGTAGTTGCCTACCATCTCCTCCGCGACCTGCTCCGGCGTAGGCATAGTTCGGATAGTGGCAGGGTCCTCAGACTCCAGCATTGCTTGCTCTGGCGTGGGCGCATTCTTGATCGTGTCAGTGTCCTCCGCCCCCTCCATGGGTTGGCCGCAAGCGAACAGGGCAAGCGACAACATCGCAATGACAGAATTCTTCTTCATGCATCCCTCTCAGCTGGATATTGCAGGACCAGCACCTGACCCAATCATGGAAAACCCACTATCAAGCATTTCCAATCCCGACTCAACAGCGGCCATCGAAAAAAAATAGACAAAGCCATTGACGCACAGGGCCAATAACCACACTGTAGGCAGCTGCGGAAAAAGCATCTGTAACCGCACGCTTCTGAAAGTAGGCCAGAGCGCCTACAACATCAGACAGTTCAGAGTGCGTTCGATACCGAAAGCTCCTGACAATTATGTAGTAGCCGCTGAGCGTGTCAGGTGCTGAGCCACTCCCGAAAGCCGCACGCATTTAGGGAAGGTGACGCCTCCCGTCGATATCCCGAAGCATGGCCCCTCGGTAATTTCCGGGGTCATCCAGCGATTGAGCGTCTCGCAGCTCAAGCGCCACAAGCTGTGCCCGCGCGCATGGTTCTTTCAGAAGGTCATGCGCGTCCCCGAGCCCAGCACGGGAGCGCAACAGGTCGGCACCGAGGGACACGCCCAGCTTGAGCACTTCCTCTCGACGGGCGAAGACGTGCTGGGCACATTCGCCAGGGCAGGCGCCCATCTACTGCCCACGCCCGGCGCTGACTTGCTCGTCGAACAGCCCCTGAACGGCGAACCGCCACTGACGGCGGGCGGAGTCCCTTTCACAGGGTTCATCGACCTCGTAGACGCTCGGCGGCTCGCCTCTGACGGCGTCCTTCGCATCACCGACCACAAGTTCACCAGCAACGTCGCGACGAATGCCGCGAGTGCTGAGCAGCTCGCCGACGCCGACACCGAACCCGGCTTGCAGATGGTCGGCTATGGCGCGTGGGCACTCAGCCAGGTTGAGCGCTTCCCGGGGCTGCGCACGCTGGAGCTTGAACACCTCTACTACCAGACCCGGGGACAGCGCCTTGCCGCGTCCGTCGTCGCCACGGTGCCCGCCGAGCACGTCGCGCACGAGTGGAAGTCAAAGGTCGAGCCCCAGGTCGAAGCGATGAAGGAGCACGCGCAAGCCGCCCGAGCTTCCGACGTGCCCGCGAACTACGGCCCCGCCTGCGGCAAGTACGGCGGATGTCCGTTCATGGCGAAGTGCCTCACAGGAGAGAACAAGACGATGTCGCTGCGTGACAAGCTGCTCAACAAGGCTTCCGAGTCCGCCCCACTTACCGTCGCCGCGGTCGAGCGCGATGCCCCGGAGTTGCCCGCCGTTCTTCCCCCGGACGCCCCCACCCCTACGCCCGTACAGACGGCTCCAGAGGTCGCCCAGGCCACTGAGCAGCCCGCGCCGAAGCGTCGCGGTCGCCCTCGCAAGACGGCCGAGCCCGAGCAGCCCACCGACGCGGCCCCGTCGCCCGTGAGCGCGCTTCGGGTTCTCTTCGTCGACTGCATCCCGACGGCCTTCGACGGACCGACGCCCGAGTCGCTTACGAGCTACGTCGACACCATGCATCGCAAGGTGGCCGAAGCGGGCGGCGTCGACGATGTGCGCTTCGCGGACTCCGATTCGGCGCTCGGGTTCGGCAAGTGGCGCGGGGCGCTGGCCATGGCGGCGCGCGCCGAGCTGCCCGCACCCGGCAGCTACGTCGCGCTCGGGGTCGCCCAGTCGGAGCTGATGCAGGTCATCGTCGAGGCGCTCGAACCGGCGTTCGATGTGGTCGTTCGCGGCGTCCGATCGTGACAAAAATAGACCGTTGCCCCCAGCAAGTGCCGTGCGGATTTCTGCAAAGCATGGACATCAGAGCGTTGAGCTAAGACCCCGCAAGGCCGATCAGTGCGGCAGCAACATTCTTGATGGCGTCATATGCAGCATTCGTCGAAACACCGCCGATAAACTGGGACAATCCGTCTCGCGTCGTAAGCTTCTTAACCATGCTCTCGGCGAGGGCATCTGCGGCAAACGAGATATCCATCCCTTGCCGCCTGACCTCTGTCTCTATCCGCTCAAGCTGCGATGTGCTTTTTTCAATGAACCCAGCCACATCACCTTGCGACCTCACAAGCGCACTAACCTCCTCAACAAACATAATCACTTCTCGTGTCACCTGCCTACTCGGTGGCACAAGCAGCTTACGTGAGTAATCGCACTCCTTGGCCCTATTATGAATATCAACAACAAGACGTGACGTGCGTTGCCCGAGGCGATGACTCATTTGATGAGCTAGCCTTTCGCTGTCGCGCACTCCCCCTTCCCTTGCAATAAATACAGACAAAAACCGTCGAGCACGGACATTAAGCTCCTCCGGAAAGCACGATTTAGCGGCACCCCACAGGTCCGCAAAATCTGCCTGCCCGAGCTGTAGAGAATCACTACGGAGCCCATTAATGACTGTCCTGACCGTGTCCTCAAGGCTCGAAGCAAAGATGTCAACTGCCGCCGCCAGTTGACGCTCAACACTTGTCACCCCACTCCCTCCAAGGCTCTTTTGGATCTCCTCAATCGCCGTGAATGCTTCTCGTTCCTGCTCATCAAGAGCGATCTGGAGCCGCACCTTCACAAGTTCCAGGTAAGACATTCCATCCTCCCAAGCATCAGGCAAGCCTAGCAAGCCCTTGTCGAGAATGAAACTCCTCAGCCGTCTATCCCAAGGTGGGACAAGTGTTGCCGAGTGTCGTCCCTTCTCTGCGCCCACAGCTCTCGCGAAGCTCGCTGGCGACCGTTCGACTATCGCGAAGGGGCAGCCCGTGGGCTGGTCGCCAGACCTCGCACGGGTGCTCAGCCTTCCGCGCCGCGACCTCGCGAGCACATACGGCGCTGCCGACTTCGCCGCGCTGGAAGCCGCGCTGCGCGCCCCTGCCGACACGCGTTGCTCTTGCGGGGCGCTCGGGAAACGGTGCCCGTCCGCGTTGCTCCCCATCCAGCGCCTCGCCCTGCTGGAAGCGGCGCGCACGGGTGGCGGGCTCTTCCCCATCGGCGTGGGGCACGGGAAGACGCTGGTCGACCTCCTGTTGCCGCTCGTCGTGCCCGGGTGCAAGGTCGCCGTCCTACTCCTGCCGTCCAACCTCCGCGCCCAGCTCATCGAGGTCGACTGGCACTTCTACGGCGGGCACTGGCGTTTGCCCAACCTCGCGGGAGGCAGGTGGTTCCGCCCCGGCCTGCCCGTCCTCCACGTCATCACCTACGAGAAGTTTTCGACTCAGGAAGGCACCGACCTCCTGACGCGCATCCGGCCCGACCTCATCATCTGCGACGAAGCTCACAAGCTGAAGGACCGGAAGAGCGCCCGCACTGGCCGGTTCCTTCGCTACCTGGAGCTGAACCCCGAAACGCGTCTCGTGGCCCAGTCGGGCACGCTGGCGACGAGAACGGTCAAGGACTACGCCCACCTCGCGGAGTACGCGCTGCGTGACGGCAGCCCGCTCCCGTTGAAGCAGCACGTCGTCGAAGAGTGGGCGTCGGCGCTGGACCCCGGAACTACCGTCGCCCCTCCGGGAGCACTTCTTCAGCTCGTTGACCCGACGCACTCACTTGCTCCACTTGAAGGGGAGAACGAAGCCGACCGTGAGCGCCGACGCGTGCGTGACGCCTATCGTCGGTGGCGCAACGCAACGCCGGGTGTCGTGGCCACGGACGAAAGCGCCGTCGGCATGTCGCTCGTCATCCGCACGCGCGACCCTGGGCAGGTCCCCGACGAGTTGCTCGCCCACATTCAGACGGCACTCGGCGGACAGCGCCCCGACGGCGAAGAGTTCGTCGACGAGCTGCAACGCGTCGTCTGTGCGCGGCAGCTCGCGAGCGGCTTCTTCCACCGCTGGCGCTACCCCGACGTCCAGGGCGTTCCGCAGGCCCCCGAGCTGATCGTTCGGTGGTTCGCGCGTCGGCAGGAGTTCAACCGGGAGCTGCGCGAGCGCCTCAAGCGCCCCGCCGAGCATCTCGACTCACCCGGGCTGCTGATGCGCGCCGCGATTCGCGCCCACCAGTCCCCGCCCTACGAAGGGGAACTGCCGACCTGGCGCGCGATGTCGTGGCCCTCGTGGGCGGAGATTCACAAGCGCGTCGTCCACGTTACGGAAGCCGTGTGGCTCTCCGACTTCATTGTGCGTGACGCGGCGAATTGGGCACTGCGCAAGGGGCAGCCGGGAATCGTCTGGGTTGAGTTCCCGGAGCTTGGCCAGCGCATCGCGAAGGCGACAGGTTCGCCCTTTTACGGCGGCGGCCCAGAAGCGTCGGCGACCATCATCCGGGAGAGTGGAAAGCGGTCCATCGTCGCTTCGCTTCGTGCCCACGGAACCGGGAAGAACCTGACGATGTTCTCGCGGATGCTGTTCGTGAACCCACCGGCCGACGGCGCTGCGTGGGAACAGGCTATCGGCCGGTGCCACCGTCAGGGACAGCTCGCCGACGAGGTCGAGGTCGAGCTGTACCAGCACACCGCCGAGCTAGTCGGGGCCTTCCAGAAGGCCCGCGACTTCGCCCGATTCATCGAACAGACGGAAGGCACACCGCAGAAACTGAATTTCGCGGACTATCACTTCGCTGCCTCTTAAAGGCCCAAACCCAGCCCGCCTCGTTCTAGCCCCAAAGCCGCTCTTTCAGTTCCTTCACCAAACGGTCAACCGTCACTTGCTCACCGTTTTCGACAGGGTCCAACTTGTCCGGCGAGCCCTCGATCTCAACCGGACCAAGCGTGGACACTCCAGAAATACCCCCTACCAAAGCACGCTCTAAACACTCCTGCTTTTGGGGTTCGGCAACCCTTCCACAAAACTCTCAACTCCATCAGCAAAGAAATCAATCCACTGCTCCATATCATGACCCACAAATCGAGGAGGCCGGGAGAGCACGAACAACCGGAGGTCTTCTGTCAAGGGAGTCCCAGCTCGCCTCAAGATCTTGGCGATGTCTTTTTTGATTGCATACGGATCTTCTATTTTCGGAAACAGATCATACAGTGCCAAGATCGTAAACCTCGAGTCTGGATATCTACTCCGAAACAACAATGCCTCCCAAACGGCCGCCCCGAGAGAATTAAAACTAAGCCCCGTTTTGAGCTCCATGATCCATAACTTCTTCCGATAAACAAAGCTGACATCGGAATGCTTATTCCCTATCGGAGTCTTGACAGTTGCCGCATGAGTATCGGGAGTTATATTCCTGCTTCTCAGCGTCTCGATCAGAGCAGTCTGAAATGGGCTTGCCACCCCACTGCGATCTCCAGAGTTCGCATCGTTGCCCAGCCTCCTCCTTAGCTCTGACTCAAAAGACCTAAGAAAAAACTTCGAATCCTTCGGCAACTTGCGGAAGCGCGTTGAAGAAAGCATCTCTTCCAATCGCTCGTGCCAGAATTTCGTTTCACCCATCGATTGCGACCTCCCTTAACGAGCCCTGGAATCTACATAAAGCCCAACTTGGAACCCCTGCAGGCTTCGGTGTGCGGGTGCTATCTGCGCTTCGGCCAGTCGAGACAGAACTGTACCAGCACACCGACGAGCTTGCCGGGGCCTTCCAGAAGGCCCGCGACTTCGCCCGGTTCATCGAACAGACGGAGGGCACGCAACAGAGGCTGAACTTCGCGAATTACGACTAGCCGGAGCGTCGACGCAATCCGGACCGAATCAATCTCTGACGCACCGCAGAACGGCGCTCCGCCTTGGCCACGTCATCTCCTCTGGGCCCTCAGTCCTCAGTCCTATAAGATATAGAGAACCGAGGAACACAGAGCGAAGATGTCGTGGACAGAATTTTGAAGCTGGCCCTAAACAAGTACCCAACCGTGCCACACACGCTGCGGACAAACCCGAAAAACAATCAAGCAATAGATTCGCTGCCTGTCAATCTCGCCAATCTATTCCACCATTACTATCTCGACTCCCATGGAACGACTCCGCCCAATCCTGATCCCACACAGTTTGAGCACGTGCGTTTTTTGATGCCCACGCGGGACTTCCGCATCCTGGGCTCCGGGATTGGAACAGCATCTGGATTCAAGAGACATAGATCCACGGAACTCGGTCAAGCATTCTGTCGTTTATTTCTCCACGACCATTTCAATATTACGTATTTTGCGCATATGGAGCACGTCCTCGACCGCCAGCTTCACCGAGCCTTCGGCGGGTGCCGAATCGAGCGGGCACGTAGCGGTGACACGCCAGATTACTTCTGTGCAGAAAGTGCCAACCTCGTGTTCTTGGCTGAGGCAAAGGGCCGTTACGAGTCGATTTCGTTCAAGTCGAAGAAGTTCGCAGAATGGAGGAGTCAGTTCACACGAGTAACCTTCAAGGATGCGCAGGGATGGGCACGGAGAATTAAAGGACATATCGTGGCAGTTCGCTACGCCACAGAAGAGGACGGCCCCCGAATCAACTCCTCGATCTTTGCGGAGGATCCGGATTCACCAGGAGAGCGGCCTCTCGACGGAGACAGTGCTGGTGAGCTGGGCGCAGCAGTGATCGCCTCGCATTACAGTGGCATCGCCGCGAAGCTACGACAGCCGGTGTTGGCTGCCTCACTCGCAACCGGGCTGGCACTGCCCAGCGAACTCTCCATTCGAGTCTTCCCATGGCGGGTTGTTGCGGGGCCACTCGCGGGACGGCGATTTATCGGCGGCTTCTTCAGTTCCCCCGGAAGTGGGCCAAGAATCATTGAGACCCAGGAAGGGTTAGTGACGAGGTGGCCCCCGCCGTTTCAGCTTGACACCGGTGCGGCAACATTCTTCGGCGTAGAAGAAACAATCTTTCGACAGGTCGTTCAGATGGCGCGTACGGGGCTTCGCACAGCAGGCCAGCTTAACACCTTCGATGGATCAGGGATCTTCTTCAGTGGATTCAGCACGCTCCGCGACGGGAGTGCCCTGGGGCCGAGTGAGTTCTTCAACGTGGAGGAGCCATTGACCCTATGAATCGAGCGAAGCCGCGTCACAACTTGCTTCACCGAAAAAATTAGGCTCAAGCCTCCACTGTGGAGGACACACCGCAAAAGCAGTGCTTCGCAAGTGCGAATGGGGAGAGCATTGCCCCGGAAGCGTCTATGCTAGAATGCACCGTCTCGTCAGGATATACGACCTCTTCCGGAGGAGAGCTGTGAGCGGGAATTTCTGTTGCTTCTACTGTGGGAAGATGCGACCAAACTCGGCCCGCTCGAAAGAGCATATCATACCCGCCTGCCTGGGCGCGACTCTAAGCAAGACGGGAACACCTCACATCTGCAAAGACTGCAACACAAGAGCAGGCGAAGAAGTGGATTTGCCTTTCTGTCGAGATCGATTTATCGAATCAAAGCGATTCTTCCATGGCATCACGAACAGAGGAAGACGCCCAGTCTTCATGGTTGGACGCATCGAATGGACTCGACCAGAGCGCGTAGAACTCTACTATCTCGAACACAGGATCATTGCGTACAGATTCAGAACACAGACCAATGAATCATGCGTCATGTTTGGGAGCATCGGTCAGGTCGCAACACCAGAAGCAGAAGAAGTCATTCAGAAGTCTCTAAAGGAACGATTCTCTGGCCACAGAAGAACCAGCCTCAAACGAGCAGAGTCCGATGAAGAACGCGCATTGTTCCTCGCCATCCAGACACTAGGCCAAGAGAGTAGAATAAGGGCAAGCATTGACATCACCGCATGGGATCGCGCAATTGTAAAAATGGGGCTCGGGCTCGCATGTCTAGTCCTTAAAGAAGAGTACGCACAATCTCCACAGGCAGACAGGCTCCGCTCATTTCTCTGGGAGAACGATCCCGACAAGCGCAGCGAATCCCTGCTGCACGGTAGCGCTGGCATCCTGGCGCAAGACAAATACAAGACATCGCACCTAATCCTCCCAAGCCCGAACCTTCACGCATTCTGCCTCACCGACATCGGATCAGGGATCGCATTCACCGCAAGCCTTTTTGGTGAGTATGAGAACACTCTTGAGATTGATGCTGCCGGAACATTCTGCAATCGCCTCCCTGGCACACTGATGAGAGGCGTCGGATGGATTGTTGATCCGCAGAAAAAATAGACAATAGGCCCAGTGCCATTTGAGGACTTGGTTCGCCAAAGGGGCGAGGCGCGACGACTCGCCGCAGAAGAAGAGTTCGCAATGAAGCACCAAGTCCCCTTGGACGTGATCAAATCAGGCCATTGAACCGAGGTGGCCCTCTTGAGCCACTCCCGGAATCCGCACGCATTTACGTGGGGTCAGCGCATTTCGCCGCTGACGCAACCCAAGCCGAAGGGCCCACGTAACATGAACAACGCACTGACGAAGATTGCCACCGCGCAGGCTGCGGCTGGCGGACGCTACCCGCGCTTCGGTCGCTACCTGCTCGAAGTCGAGGTCATCCGCACGAAGGAGGGCTTCAAGGGCGACTCCGCCATCGCCGAGCTGAAGGTTCGCGAGTCCGAGCCCCTCGCCGGTGGCGAGACTCCGAGCCGACCGGGCGAGACGGTCGACTACGTCGAGAACCTGAGCGACCAGAAGAAGGGCGGCGGCGGGCGCTTCAAGTCCTTCCTGATGACGCTCGTGGGTGCCGACGAATACGAGTTCGCCAACCCGGCCGCGCTGAAGAAGTTCTTCGACGAGCGGCAGGCGGGTACTCACCTCCTGATTCGCTGCGAGGTCTTCCCGAAGCAGCTCCCCGCGAAGGAGGGCCATGCCGGGAAGGTCATCAGCGGCTATCGCTGGTCGCACGTCGAGCTGAACGACGAGCAGCTTGCCCAGGCTGAGCACGCGCGCAAGGCGAGCAAGCTCCCCGCGCTCACCGACGCCCTCGCCTGACACCGGGCGGCGACTGACGGCGCTCTTCCGTCGGCGGATGGCCCACGACACGGGCCACATTCCCTTTCCCAAAGGCATCCTTCGTGAGTGTCTGGTCCTTCGACACGGAAACGTGGCTGATTCAGCCCGGCTTGCTCGCGCCCCCTCTCGTGTGCAGCAGCATCGCGGCGGCAGCTCCAGGCAGTGAACGACTGCTCGACAAGGCCCAAGCCCGGCAGTTCTTTCGCGAGGCCATCACCTCACCTGACACGCACCTCGTTGGCGCAAACCTCGCCTACGACCTGGGCGTCATGGCGGCCGACGACCCGAGACTCGTCGCGCCCATCTTCGCGGCGCTCGAAGCCGGCCGCCTGCATTGCGTCCAGATTCGCGAAGCCCTTATCGACATCGCGCGGGGGCTCTACGGCGTGGACCCGTCGACAGGCCGGAAGCTCGACGATGACGAAGGCGCCCGCTACCCGCTCGCGCTTCTCGTGCAACGCCATCTCGGGCTCGACATCAGCGAGGACAAAAAGAACCCGAAGGCATGGCGCCTGCGCTACGCGGAACTCGACGGCGTCCCTGTCGAGAGCTGGCCGGCGGAAGCCGCTGCGTACCCGAAGCGAGATGCCCGCTACACGCTCGACGTCTTCTTCCGGCAGGAAGCCGTAGCGCGGGAGACACCCAACGGCGGAAACCTGCATGCCGAAGCCGAGCAGATGCGCGCCGCCTTCGCGCTCCACCTCGCTTCCATCTGGGGACTCCGAACGAACGGTGACTCGGCCGCCGTGCTGCGGGAGCGTGTGGAACGCGAGTGGGGAGACAACCGGGCCAAGTTCCAGGCGGCGGGCATCTACCGTGAGGATGGCACCAAAGACTCGAAGCGCCTCGCGGCGCTCGTGACTGCCGCCTATGACGGGCAGCCGCCCATTACCGCGCCCAGCGACCGATTCCCCGACGGCCAAGTCGCGACCGACCGTGACACGCTGCTCGGTTCGGGCGACGCGTTGCTTGAGGACCTGGGCAAGAGCGGACGCGTCGACAAGTACAAGTCGACTTACCTGGACGTCGTCGAAGCGGGCACCTCGCTCCCCATCAATCCGCGCTTCAACGTGCTCGTCAGCACCACGCGCGTTTCGAGCGACTACCAGCAGCTCCCGCAGAAGGGCGGCATTCGGGAGGTCCACGAGGCCCGTCCCGGCTTCGTCTACTGCTCGGTCGACTACAGCGGGCTTGAGCTTCGCACCATGGCTCAGCGGGCCATCTGGGAACTCGGCTTCTCGAAGATGGCCGAAGCGCTGAACAGCGGGCTCGACGTCCACACCCTTGCCGCCGCTGAGTTCCTCGGGGCCAGCTACGACGAGCTGCTTCCGAAGGTGAAGGCGAAAGAGCCCCTCGCGGTCGCCTTCCGTCAGCTCGCGAAGATTCTCAACTTCGGCAAGGGCGGTGGGATGACGGGCGGCTCGCTCGTCTACAACGCACGCGCGAAGGACCGGGTTTCCTTCTGCCTGCTGGCGAAGCGCGCAGACGTCTGCGGCATCGAGCGCGTCGTCATCACCGTGCAGCGCAAGCCGAAGATGGTCTGCCGGGCCTGCTTCGAAGTCGCCAAGGAACTGGACACGAAGTGGCTCAACGCGTGGCCTGAGCAGCGCGAGCTACAGCACCGGGCGAAGTCACGCACCTACGGGGCGGGGTCGCCGACGTGATGATTCCGGGGGCCAACATCCTGCGCGGCGGGTGCGGCTACACGCAGATTCTCAACACGCCGTTCCAGGGCCTCGGGGCCGTCGGGTGCAAGCTCGCCATGTGGCGCGTCAGCCGCGAGATGTACGTCGACCGTCGCTCGCCGCTCTACGGCTCCCGACTCGTCCTGATGGTGCATGACGAGCTGATTAGCGAGCTGCTCGCCAATGACACCCAGCGGATGCACGACGCCGCCGAGCGCAAGGCGTACCTGATGCGCGAGGCGATGAAGGAAACGACTCCCGACCTGGCACCGGCAATCGAAGCCGAGCCCGCGCTGTCCCGCATCATGTCGAAAGATGTCGCCACCGTACGCGACAGCTCCGGGCGGCTGCTCGTCTGGGAGCCACCAACAAAGCGCGCTGCCTGAACCACGGCCGAAATCCGCACCCATTTAGGGAGCACACGCACTCCCTAACAGGTGCAACGCATGGCCAAGACAACCGACGCGCTCGAACAGCTCCCGCCCGCTCTCTGCCCGTATCTCGACGCGGACCTCGACGACGCGGTCGCCTTCGATGTCGCCGACTTCCACGAGCTGCGCTTGCTGTCCGCGGTGGGAGGTGAAGCGACCTCCCGTCACCTCCTGGTGGCGGCCCGCTGATGTCGACGACTCGAAATCTACTGGTGGCGCTCGACCCCGGGCTTCGCGAGTGCGGCGTCGCGCTCTTCGACCTGGACTCGGGCGAGCTGCTCGCGGCGGGAATGCCCACGAATGCCGAGCGGAAAGCCCGTGGGCTCGCCGCATGGTCGCGCATGGCGGGAGGGGTCGCCGCGTTTGTTTCGTCGTTCCTTGAGCCTCTCAGGGCCGCTGGCGTGGTTGTTTCCGTCACCGTCGCGAGCGAATGCCCCCAGGTCTACACGGCCGGGAAGAGCAAGGGCGACCCGAACGACCTGATTGAACTTGCGGGCGTCGTCGGCCGGGTTGTCGGTGAGCTTAGCGCGACGAGTGAGCGCAGCTTCCTGCCCCGCGAGTGGAAGGGAACACTCGACGGTGATGTCATGGTCGAGCGCATCAAGGCGCGCCTCGGCGAGCGACCCCAGGAACATCTGCGGGTGCAGCTCCCGCGCGCCCAGGACAAGCACCACAACGTTTGGGATGCCGTCGGCATCGGCCTTTACGTCGTCGGCCGACTCGCGCCCCGGAAAGTTTTTCCGAGGTAGCCATGCCACATCATCCTACCGGTCCCGGGCTCGACGGTCCCGCAGTGACGATTGAACGCGCCGCCGAACTGCTTCACTGCAAGAGGACTCGTGTGTTCGAGCTACTTGCCGAGGGACGACTGCTGCGGGCGCCCAAGCTCGGAAAGAAGACGACAGTACGACTCGATTCGGCGCTCGCCTGCATCAAGGGCGAAGAGGACCACGCCGCATCTTCCCCTCGCCCGCGTCGACGACCTCAAGCCACGGACTTCTCGTTGGAGTCGTTCAAGTCTGCTGTCCGCGAAGCAATGGGGGGGTCCTCCGGGTGAACCAGCTTCAGGGGGAGCTGAATCATCGGAGGAACCAAAACGCGCTTGTAGAACGTTCGCGTCGTCTTCGTGCTCCGATGCCCCATCACGGCGGCCACCTCCTCCACCGGGAGTCCCTGCTTCGTTGGGCGCACTAGGACACCGTGGTCAGAGGCCCAGTTCGAAAAACTGTGCCGAATGGCGCCGGGCTCAATGACCTGAATCTTCTCCCTCTCTTCGGGCGCCGCGCACTTCTCACGAAGCCTGCTTGCGGCACGCTTGAGCATCACGAGCGCAGGAGCCCGGGTGAGTGGCCGCTTGCGAGCCTGGAGCCGAAGAGCTGCCGCAAATGCCTGGGCATCAAGACTGACGACGTGATCGTCGCCCCGCTTGTGGAGAAAAGTCACCGTCCCCTTGATCCCGCACGGGTCGTCGACCTCTTTCAAGAGGGCCTCACCTCTCGCCACGCGCGCAATCTCGGTGTCGTGCATGGCGGCCTTCGCACGCAAGCAGAGGGTATCCCGAAGAAGCTGACTCGAAACCTCCGCGTAGACGGCTTCAACCTCCGCCATGGAGTAGCCCTTCACCCGGACGCTCTTCTCGGGTTGGGCCTGCGGCACCTGGAGGTCCAACGTCGGATCATTGCTTCGGTGGAGCTTCCCTTCCTCGCGAAGCCATGAGGTGAACGACTTCAGGGCCACGATGCGATGGTGCTCGGCAGACTTCCAGCCCTTGAGCATCTTCTTCAGCTCCAAGAGCGACACCCCTCGCAGATCCTGCCCAGCTAGTGCCACGCCCCAGTGGGCGAGGTAGTTCCCGAGGATGTGCTTGACGTACTCCTCGGAGAGTCCCTCTTTGCGCGCACTCTCGATGAACTCCTTCTGAAGCTCTGGGGTCAAAATGACGGCATCGGATGCGGCCTTCTGGTCGGCATCGGCCTTGCGCCGGGAAGCCTGCTTCTTCGTCTGGTAGGCGGCGGGGTCCTCTTCGAAGCGTGCGAGTTGAGCCAATGCGGCCCGCTCAGAGTCGACGTCGAGGGCTATCGACTTCATCACTCCGAAGACCCGGCGCTCGATGACCCACACCTGCCGTCCTCGAGACTCCCGTACACGCCCACCAGCCCATCGCCCAACCCACCGTGCTCCCTTGATCGCCATCGCGTTCGCTCCTATCCAGGTGCGACCGCTGTTAGAGCGCTGTTATCTGTAGATTTCAAGCCCCTACTTTCACTCTAAATTAAACAGTCCTTTCAAGCCGGTAACACGGGTTCGAATCCCGTCGGGGACACTGAGAGCGGTAGTAGTTTCGCGGGTTTAGGTACGCACCGGAGCGCATACGAGTGCTCCGGTGCGTACCAGAATCTCGCCAAGTTCCCGCCAAGTTTCCGCCCCAGAGTTCATACCGCCCTAGAGTGATTCCTCCGCAGGTGCTCGCCCGCCTAGGACGGTGCTTGGGAGAGGATCTAATGCTGCGTTTCCCGTTGCTCGCGTTGCTTGTTCTCGGTGCCTGCTCTGCTCCCGGTGGCGTGGATGGGGTGGCTGGTGAGCGAGGCCCCACTGGATCTCCAGGGCCACAGGGCCCCGCTGGGCCTCCGGGGCCACCGGGGCCTGCAGGTCCGCCGGGAGCGCCAGGCGCGGGGGCGGGTGAACGGCTCATGTTCATCGACAGGGACGGGCGGGTCGTGAGCGATGGGCCCCTCTACCCGGTGCACATCGACGAGGCCGGGCGGGTATGGTCGTTGAACATGGAGACGGGGCAACCAGCGCCCGTCGACGGGGGACATTGGTACTTCGAAACGACGGACTGCACAGGGCCGGCGTACGTGCTGCCCCACATGCCGCGCCAGCCGTTCATGCTCCCGGGCGATGAAGGCGGCGTGAGGATTCGCCCAGACGACGAGTCTGCCGTTGAGCGTGACGTGCGCTCCGTCCAGGCACGCCAGACCGGCGGCGGCGTGAGCTGCAGCCCCTATGTTGCTGCCACGAGGATGGCCACTATCACCCTGCCCTCGCTTCAACCTGTCACCCCGCCTGTGCTCCCCTTCCGGGGACCGCTCCACATCGAGCGCCGGTAATCTCTTTACTCGCCCTGCTTTTTCGCCCACCTCTCCAGCACCTCAACCATGACCGCGTGCTCGGATGTACCGCGCTCGCGCGCGTGGACTCGAATGACGTCGGCCGCCTCGCGGCTCAGGCTCACACCTCCAATCGTCACGACCTCCCCAGCGGCGCGCTTGGGCCTAAGCGGGGCGAGTTCGTCGGGCTTCCCTCTCCGAGCATAGTGACCACGGCAGAGCCCAGACGCATGCACGGGCCGGTCACATCCAGGAGCTGAACAGGTTCCTTTCGGCATAGTCCGGCACCGTACCGCTCGCCCAGCCGAACGCCACGATTTGACACTTTTAATTGAAATTGCCATGGTGCCCGAGTCCACATCTTCCGCGTGGACCCAATTCGGGAGAGCCACCATGCACGCCAGAGCCACAGACGTTGTCCTCGATGAAGGGCGCGTGTTCGCCATGCCCGGCGACCGCGGCGACGTCCTTGACGCCGGCCAGGACGACGGCGTCCCGTGGGTGATGGTCCAGTTCCCCGACGCGCCCGAGGTGACGACGTGCATCCTCGGAGTCGAAGTAGAGTTCGGTGACGCCTGACTCCAGCACCCGCCACGAGTAGCGCCGTCAGTTGAACCACGCCCACGGGGGCCCAGTGCCGCAAGGTGCCGGGCCCTCTTTCGTTCCTGGCCCGGCTCGCGTCACTGGTGGCCGAGCACCACGAACATCACCTGGTGCGTGCCTGACGACACGTTCACCGGGTTGAAGCTGGTGTCGTAGACGGACAAGAGAAACGAGCTCGTGCCCATCGAATGAACGCCCACGGCGGGATTCTCCGCGATGCCGGCGGAGACGACCTTGTTCGCAGACACCGTGTAGAAATTGCTCGACAGGGCGCCCGCGAAGTTCACCTCGATCGCGGTCCCGCCGGCCGATCGGGGAGCGGGCTTATTCAGGCTTCAAATTGAAGCTGAGGACCCACCCCTTCCGCTTCGGCTTGATGGCCGTCTCCACCTCCTAGCGCACACCAACCTTGCCGAAGTCCTCATGCCCGACCACGACCACAGGCACACCGGGCTTCAACTCCGCAAGGATGTCCTCTTCGAGCCACTGGTTTGCCTTCCGTGACAGGCTGATGGTGTTCGAGAACTCAGAGGAAAGAACGAGCGTGGCGCGCGTCCCCTTGGCAAGCACCTCCACGGTCCGGAAGTAGTGCTCCTCGAAGCTGATTTTCGCCTGCCACGCGGAAAGCGGGACGGCCGGATCCGCTGCCCCCCACTGCCCGCCGGGAGCGAACTCGCCAAGCGCTGCGTCGGCGCCCATGTTCAATCGCTCCGACGCGTACGCGCCCACACTGACAGCTCCGAGCCTTACGGGTGCGCTCTCGTAAAAGTGCAGGAGCGCGTGCCGGACGTTCTGCTCAAGTTCCTCCCGCGTAAGCCCACGAGGCACGCGCTCCTGCACGACCAGGCGTGGAACCCCCGCAATGTCGGGGCGCTCCATGTTTATGAGTTCGTAGCGGGGAGTGAAGTCGGGCTTGCTCCCCAACACCTCCGCGCCTGTGGGTTGCTTCGCAAGTTCCTTCGGCTCGGGTGAACTGCAAGGGACAACGCAGCAGCCATCAACCCCATGAGTACCCCACCCTTTCGAGCAGGAAGCTACTGGCATACAGCCTAGTGATTCAACCGCTCCTCAGACCGGTGAGCGTCAAGGTAGTTGTCGCGTGAGAGGGTTCAGCCGATGCGCTTCATCTCCTGTACTGCCGGGGTGAGGCTCACTCCGGCGCGGGCTGCCGACGCACGCCGCATCCGATTGAGTGGCTCACCGACAACGGACCTCCCTACACTGCCCTCGAGACGCGCGAATTCGGGGCCAGCCTGAGACTGCTCATCCGCACCACGCCGGCCTACTCCCCCGAGCGCAATGGCATGGCGGAGTCCTTCGTGAAGAGCCTCAAGCGCGACTACGTGTCCCTGGCCCGACGGGACAGCGCCGAGGCGGTCCTCCAGCAGCTCCCCGCCTGGTTTCACGACTACAACACCGTGCACCCTCACAAGGCGCTGAAGATGCGCTCCTTGAGAGAGTTTCGACTCACCGATTCACCCCACTGACCATGTCCGATTTGACGGGGGCAACTCCAGACTCAGCTTCGGACGTTCGGCTGGTGCGCGCGAGCCGTCTCATGGCATCGACGCATCACAGTAGCCGCCTCTGCATTTACCAAACAGGAGTGGAAACGGAGGGGCTGTAAGGTGATGCTTATGGCAGGGAGAGCCCTCGGCAAGACGGACGCCGACCCTTCTCTGAACCGTCTTGATAGTAGGCTCACAATCAACCACGCACAGCTCCTGATCGAGTGTGTTGGGGTCTACCTTGGGAATGTAGTTGTTTCCACATGCCGCCTTCGCAGCCCGCTTCCACTCCTCCCTGATGGGTGGGCCTTGCGCGATAGCAGGGAAGGCGAGGGCAAGGAACAAACTGGCGAGCAGCAATCGTTTCTGACTCATCGACATGACGCTATCCTATCGGCAGCTCGCCGACGAAGTTGAGGTCGAGCGATATCAGCACACCGACGAACTTGTCGGGGCCTTCCAGAAGGCCCGCGACTTCGCCCGCTTCATCGAGCAGACAGACGGCACGCCGCAGAAGCTATGCCTTGCAAGCCATGATTGGGCGGCGACCTAAACCAACCTTTACCGATTCGACGCAATCGTCGACACTGGAAGCTTGGCGATGTCGACTTTGCTGTAGCCCTGAGGAGCCTTGACCGATAGGTTCGCCGACTTGTCCGCAGCGTTCAGTGGCACAAACTGACAGTTGCCAGGAGTGCACGTAAACAAATTATTGTTGTCGGGAAGCTGAAATAGCTTGACAAGCTGAGCATTGTCTGCAACGTCATCCAGTGGATTCCCGTTGCCATTCCCCAAGAGCCCATCAACCCCTTGGGTTCTAATGAAGAGGGAAGCCACAGCAGCTACATTGAGATAATTACCTGACTGCGGACTGTTCGTGCTGATATCGATATAGGAGGCGGGGTCGGTCTTCGGAAACACCCGATAACTGCTTGGGTTTACCGTGGACCTGAACACCACAAGCGAACTTGCATTGGAGGAGCCTCTTGTAACGACCAGCTTGTTCCCCTGAAGGACAAAGTGCATCAGCGATTCTCCATGTGCGATGGCAACACCATAAATGCTCCCAACGCCAGGGGCGCCGACCTGCGGTTTTTGGGCGACTTGAACTTGGAGTCGTCCTGACTTCAGAAGCGAAAACACCCCAGAAGGCACAAAGTCGAACCACTTGCCATCAATGGTCTTGAGATGAGCGGCAAATGCAAAGTTTGGCACTACAGTAGCTAAAAGAGCCAACAGCAGCGCTAGCGAGGTGGTTTGGAGGGAACTCCTCAACCGCGACAATCCGGCTCTAGGTGCATGAGGCATAGAAGAGGCCGAAGTCATGGCGTAGCAGGAGGCACGTCGGGGCATCACGTCATTGGGGTTCTGATTCGTCGACACCATGCGAAATCCTTCCGTCTTGGAGCAGGAGAAGCAGTCCTGACGCCGCCACAGTGCAGGAGTCGCGCCATCCTGGTCCCGTCGGAATTTAGAGAGGAGGTCTCATGGCGTGTCTGCGTTGACGCGTCACTCGTAGAATTTGACGCGTCAACCGGCCTCGCGACACGGGAACGTCCCAGTGTCCATAGCCGAGCCTCTCCCAGAATCCGCACGCATTTACGTGGGGTCAGCGCACTTCCTCGCTGACGCAACCCAAGCCGAAGGGCCCACGTAACATGAACAATGCACTGACGAAGATTGCCACCGCGCAGGCTGCGGCTGGCGGACGCCATCCGCGCTTCGGTCGCTACCTGCTCGAAGTCGAGGTCATCCGCACGAAGGAGGGCTTCATCAGCGGCCATCGCTGGTCGCACGTCGAGCTGAACGACGAGCAACCCTCCCAGGCTGAGCATGCGCACAAGGCGAGCAAGCTCCCCGCGCTCGCCGACGCCCGCGCGTGA